CTATCAGTACAGCTAATACTATATTTGAATCAGCATCAGAAGCAGGAAGTGCTATGAAATCTTTTGAAGAAGATTTAAATAATAAATTAAATTCAGGAGATATTGATGAAAACACTTATAATGAGTTGTTAAAACAAAAAGGAGAATTAGGTAGAGATATGTTTTTAACAAATCTCGCAATTCTTGCTGGACCTAATATAATTAATACTAAATTATTATATGGTGTTAATAAAGAAGCTAAAAGTGCTGCTAAGTTTCTAACTAGAGATGCTGAAGGAAAGTTACTTGCAGAAGTAGCTACACCTTCTTTAAAATCTAAGTTAGGTGATATTAGTAAAGGATTTCTTAAAGCTCTTGGTAGAGAAGGTTTCTTTGAAGAAGGGTTACAATCTACTACTGAGAATTACTTCAAGAAACAAGCTTCTAACGGTAAGCTTACAGATAGTTATTTAGATAACATTAATCTTAGTGATTTTGGTTCAGAATATCTTGATATGCTTGCTACTACTGATGGACAAAAAGCTATTGCTTTAGGTGGATTATTAGGAGCTCCTTTAGATGTAATGCATGAGTTTAAGCAAGACTCTAGAGATAAAGCTGAAACAGGTAGATTATTAGGAATACTTCAAAGTACTAATGATGCTTATCTTGCTACTACAATTACTCCAGATATCTGGAAAAGAACTGAAGCAATTGATCCTGAAACAGGTGAACATGCTTATGAAATAGTTAATGGTAGAAGAGTTATTGATCCTGTAAAGAGAAATGAGGTAATTAAGAAAGCCTCTAACTCTGAAGAATTTGGTAAACTATTTGATTTAGCACAAGAGCTTGGTAACACAGAAGCTTTGACAATGCTTCAAACTATAGCTGAAGATAATCTTATTACTCCAATGATTATGAATAGTAATCTTGGATTAGAAGTTCTTGGTGAACATGTAAAAAGTAATCCTTCAATACCAGAAGATGCTAAGAAAAGAATTATGCAAAAAGCTGAAGTAATGCAGAAAGCTCATGATGACTTTCAAAACTTTGGTGGAGATGTAATTAAACTAGAACATAAAGATGCTACAGGAGATCAGAAGAAAAGATACTATGACTTATTAAATCAAGCATTAATTGTTAATAAGTCTAGACAATTTCAAGCTGAACAAGATTTAGAGCCTATAAGAAAACAGATTACTGATATTTTAGCATCTAAAGGATTAACAGATGATGTAGCTTCTTCTGTTAAGAATAATTATGCTTCTACTGATATAAGACTAAGAAAGCTTTATGATGCTGAATTAGAGAATACAGAGAAGATTAAAAATCTTAAAAAGCAAGAAGATCTTATATGGAATCCTAAAGAACAGAAAAAAGCTTTTAATGAATTTATTGAAAATTCTAAAAAGACTTCTGATAGAGAAACTCCTGAGAAAGTAGAGAAAGCTAACGAGAAAATTGATAAAATTAATAAAGCTACTACAGCAAAAGAAGTAGCTGAAGCTGTAAGTACTGAAGATGCTGAATTACAAGATACTTCTGAAAATGTTAAGTCTAAACCTAAAAAGATTAAATCTGAACCTGATGATAAATTAGATCCTCAGACTGAAAAGGTTATCAACAAAATGGCTGATAACAAAATAGGAGTTATTACTGCAGCTCAAAATGCTGAGATTATTGCAGGTAATGAAGCTACTAAAGCAGGTGTAGAGAATATAAAAGAAGGTATTCTTAATGATGTACGACAATTAAATAATGTGGTTGTTGAAGGTAAAGAGTATATCTTTATAAATGCTTTTGGACTTGTAACAATGAACACTGTAGATAATTCTGTATCTGAATCATTTGAAAATATTGAACAAGCTGTTGATTATATTAAAGCTATTTTAGATAAGAATGTAATACAAGAGACTCAGGAACAAGAAGTTAAAAATGAAATCTTTGAACCATCTCAAGCTTTGCATTTAGATCAATTAGAAGGAGATGATATTCTTAAAAATGATGAACAACATAATGAAGCTGCAGCTGATGGAAGAAAACCTACAATAGGAACTACAGGTGTTGATAGAAAAGGATTATTACATGACTGGTTACCTGAAAAATTTAAAAACTGGTTAGTTAATCTTAAAGATAAAAAAGGAACTCCTGTAACATTTAGTATGCCTGATATTTCTAGATTTTCTTATGATGAGAAACAGACGGCTGCTGTTAAAATGTTACAATCAGAAGATTTTACTAACAAAGATTTTTTATATCGACATTTACCAATACAAGTAAATATTGATAAAGATAATTTTACATTTATTGCTACATTACAAGAAGATAAAGTAGAAGAAGGCACTGAAAGATATGTTGCTAGAAAAAACATAGTAGATTCTATTATAAACAACTCAGGTAAAGGTATTGATAAATACAAAGAAATCACATCTGTAATTGACTACCAAAAAGGAGGAGAATTAAATTATATTAAACCTCAACATGTTCTTGATGAACAAGGTTCTTTATTAAGTATCGATTTAGTAGAAAATAATATTTCAGCAATATCTGAATTTAATAATGATTATAAAAAAGTTCCTTTATATTTTGTAAAAGATGAACAAGGTAATGTTTTTGATGAAGATAAAAACGATGCTACTTTTAAATTTCCATCTAATCTTACTGCTAAACAAAAAGGATATGTTTATACTATTATAAAATCACATAACGGTACAAATGTTCCTGTAAAAATGAATATTAAAAAACTTGAATTACAACAAGCTTATTTAATATATGAAGTTTACAAAACATTATATTTATATAATAAAAATAATAAAGTTAAGTTAAATCAATATAATGCAAAACTTAGTGATATTTATTCTCAAAATAATAAATTAAAATTTACAATTGAAAAGTTTTTTGAAAAAGAATTAAGTATTTTTAAAAATAAAAATAATATTACTGTAGCTGATTTTATGACTATTTTTATTCACGATAATTTAGCATTAGATGGTTCAACAAAACCTTACACTACTAAATACAGAGGTGCAGGTATAACTTTTGGTGAAGAAAATTTTATAAATTTTGAAAAAGAATCAAGTGATTTTAAAGATGCATTTATAGATTTTTTAACTACACAAAAACGTCAAAATGTTAAATTAGACTTTTTAACAGGTTCAAGTAATGTTGATAAAAATAAATATAAGGAATATATTATCAACAATAAAATAATTAATGTAAATCTTGATACATCTAATCCTTTTAAAGGAGACATAAATGTATATATTAGTTCTGATGTAAATACTCCTAAAATAGAAATAGTAAAAAAAGAAAATTCTTTAGAAACAGATAATTTTCAATCTTTATCTGAAATAAAAGATATTCTTAAAAATGAATTTGATGATGTAAGTGATCTTGAAAAATATATATATTTAGACGGTATACATTACGTGAGCACTATTAATAATAATTATTATATTATACCAGATATTAATTCAGATCGTCCAGATGCTTTTCCTATGAAAGTTACTAAAGAACAAATAATTAAACCTTTTAGAACAGAAGCTGAATGGAATAAAGTCGGGGTAACTTTCAAAAAAAATAATGAAAAAACTTTGAATTCTGAAAATAAAGATGTATCTTTACCACCAGGTTCTAAAGGAGGTAAATTTAAGAAAAAAACAAATAATAATGATAATCCTGAAGGATTTAGTAAAAAAGGTTGTTAAAAAATAAATTATGGCATGTACGTATATTAATCCAAAAACTAAAAATGAATTAGCTCTGTCTAACATTTTAAGAGAATACTATAAACTAGACGATTCTAAAGAGTCGTCTCAGTTTTTAGATTCTAAAATTAAAATGTTCTTTACAGATGATTTTAAACAAATTTTTGGAGATTGGATAAATGAAGATAAAGAATTATTTGGTAATAGAGTAAATGAATTTGGAGAACCTAACTTATATAAAGATGGGGAAAACTTTTATGTTTATGATTTAAATAATGAAAAATATTTTATTAATAATAGAAGATTTGAAGGTTTAGAACAATATGAAGGTTTAGCTCAAGATTTATCAAAACTTAAAGAAGAAGGAACTTCAAAAATTGTAAATTATATATTTACAAAATATAAAAATAAAGATGAAGATATCACAGATCTTGAAAATATATCTTTTAATTTAGAAGATGAAGTTGATAATTTTTTCAAAGACCAAATTAAAGAAAATCCTTATCTTGAAGAAGATATGTCAATTCTTTCTCAATTTAAAGAAGATTTTGTTTTAGAAGTTAAAGATTATTTAAACAATATAAATATTGTTTATAATGAAGATCCTGATACAGACGATCAATCTTATCAAGATTCTTTAGAAGATAATGGTGCAGTTGTCGGTAAAAGTTCTATTGAAAAAAATAGTAAAGATAATGCTACAGTATCTGTTAAATTAATGATGTCATTAATTCCAGATATTAACTCTGAATCAGAGTTTTTTACAGGATATAAATTACTACCATTTAGTAAAATATGGAATGATGTCCAAAAAACTTTATCAGATGTACCTAAAATAATGTCTGATGTTAATGGTAATGTTGTAGACCCTTATTCCATAATGATTTCTAGATTAAATAAAATGGCAATAACTAAACCTTATATTCAAGGTTTAATTGATATTTTAGAAACATCTAGTAAAAATTTACAAACACAATTTGTTCAAGCTTTTGCAAATAATGGTAAATATATTCAAGATACTCTTGAAATAGATCCTGCTACAGGAACTTATTCTTTAATAAATGCTGCAGAATCTTCATCTAAAAAATCTAAGTTATTGATTGAAGCAGGATTAAATTTTAAATCATTGTTTACTACATTAGATACAAAAAGTGATAAAAGATCATTTGATTTACTATCTTATGAAAAATTTAGAAAAAAATATCTTGATTTACAACGTAATGAAAAAGAAACTAAAGGTTTATTAATACAGTTAAAAAATATTCAAAAAACTATTGAAAATACAGAAATTCCATCTAATGATAAAATTTTAGAAAGAGATAGAATTTTAAAAGACATTGTAAATCTTTTTTCAGAAATAATTACAAATTTAGGATTTCCTTTAACAGGAGATAGTTTAAATTATTTTCTTTCTGAAAATGGTAAATTAAGAGAACCTAGTGTTAATTCAACAATTAAACAAATTGAAGATTTTGTAATAAGTTTTAATTATATTGATAAATTTTTAATTCCCAACATTAATTTAACAAATGATCAAAAAATTAATGTTGCTACAGATAAATTGTTTGATAAATCTGGAAAATATTTAAATATTTATAAAGGTGAAAAAAATCAAATTACTAGTCAAAAAGTAATTGAAAACATTGCTGAAGCTATTGGATTTTTTAACACAGATTTAAATGAAGATATGTTTTTCTCTGGAGATAAGCAAATGTGGGTATATTCTCAAACATCTCATTTATATGATGTAATAAACATACTAAACAATGATCCTAAAGAAGTTGAAAAAAGATTATCGTTATCATTTACTAAAAATTCAAAATATTTAAAACTTTATCAAGAAGGAAAAAAACTTAAAATTCATCGTACAAACAGTATGATGGAAAAAGATAAAGCTTCTGAATCAAAAGATAATGTTAATACTTCTAAAACAGATGCTATAAATAGAGAAATATTTGAAGCTCTTTTAGGTAAAAAACATAACGCAAATTCTATTTTTCCAACAGCAATTGCTGCTGATAAACCTACAACTTTAAAATTAGAAGTTCCAAATTTTATAGAATCAAGAGCTTTTGAAAATGAAGATGGTGAAATTCAATTATCAGAAGAAGTATTAGATATTTTTACAGGATATTTTGAAGATGAACTTTTAACAGCATTAGAAGCTAAAAAATTTATTGCTGACAATACAGATTCTAAAGGAAATGTTGATGTATCAAAATTAACACAATATAAACATGTTAGTGCAGATGGATATGTTTTTAGTGTTTTAGATGCTAAAGGTAATTCAATATTAAAAACTAATAATGTTTTAGAAGCGGAAAATCTATATCAAAAAAATATTGAAAAAGGATATAGAAAAATATATCTTGGAGGAGTTTTTAAAAATTTTACAACACCTTCATTATCTCCAGAAAATCTTATTAAAAGACCTGAAATTTTTAAATTATTTTATAATTTAGATTTTACACCTATTTTAATTAATGAATTAACAGAACAACAAAAAATAACAATAAAACCAATACTTAATAAATTATTAAGTAATTTAATAAAAGATAATATTAAATATGCCGTTGATGCAAAAGTTTTTAGGAAGAGTTTTGCTAAAAATACATTTGATTCTAATTTATATAAATTATATTCTGAGAATTATGATTTAAAAAGTACAGATTCTAATTATTTAAAAGATGCATATAAAGCAATTGTTACAGATATAATGTCTGATTATACAATTAATAGTACTATTGCTCAAATCGAATTTTCTAAAATATTTAATGGTTCTATTAATAATCATAAAAATGCAGTTGATTATTTTAAACGTGTACCTAAAACATATATTGATGGTAAAGGACTTAGATTAGGACTTACTGAAGGAGATCATAATTTCAATGTTACAGTATTGCAAGATGTAGAAACATCTTCACCTTATATAGATCAAATGGGTGAAGTTGGTAAAAAATTCTATAGTGGTGATAAAATAAATCAAGCTGATGCTCAAGCATATATTACACCAGCAAGATGGAAATTTTTACTTGAAAGACTTGGTCAATTTGGTAACAATGAAAAAAAGGTATGGAATAAGATACAAAGAATGGAGAATGGTGAAAATGTAGAATTTAATACTAAAGAATTAAAAACTCTTTCTACAAAACCTTTAAAAGGAGTTTATTTCTCTAACGAAAATAATAATCCAGTGTACCTTAAATACTCTCAAACAGTGCTTTTAAAATCTCTTGTTAAAGGTACACCATTAGAACAATTGTTAAATCAAATGGAATCTCAAAATATATCTGAAGCTATTATGAATTCAGGTGTAAAAGTTGGAGCTAAATTAACTGAAAATAATACGTCTCAAAGTATTTTAAATTTAGAAAAAACTACTCTTAATTCAATACCTCTCGATAATAGATTTTGGAAATTACAACAAGATTTACCAAATAAAGGTTTTAAACAAACTCTTTTAGGTTCTCAAATTCAAAAAAATATTTTTGATAATTTTAATTTTGAAGGGGTTTATAAATTTGGTGATAAAACTTACACAGGAGAAGAAGTTTATGAGAATATACATTCAGCTATTGGAGAAATATCTAATAGAGGTATTACTAAAATAGTTAAAAAATTTCAAATTGATTCTAATTATATTATACGTAACTGGTCTCAATTCTCTAAAGAAATAGCAGACCAATTACGTAAAGAAAAAATTAATGAAAACATTATTAAAGCTGTTGAAAAAGAATTAACACCTTATGTAATACCTCAAGCTAAAGATAAGATTCTTTCAACAATAATGAGTATTATTAATAAATCTGCAATAAAATTAAAAACAAATGGTGGGTCGTTAATTCAAATGTCTAATTTTGGATTAGATCAAAATATTAAATCTGATACAGGTATTAGATGGTTAATTGATCCACAGCAATTAGCAGAACCTAGAAAAATTTTACAAGAAGATGGTACACCTTTAGTTATACCTGGACAGTGTTTTATATCAGGTAATTTATTAGGACAATATATTCCTAATTGGAGAGAATATAGTAATGAAGAATTATTTGGAAATAATGGTATATTCCCAAAAGAAATTTTAAAAATGATTGGATATAGAATTCCTAATCAAGCAATGTCTTCTAATGATGCTTTAGATATTGTAGGAATTCTTCCTGATACTTATATTGATACAATAGTTCCTTATACTGGTATTACAACTAAAACAGGATCTGACTTTGATATTGATAAAATGTTTATAATTCTTCCTTCATTTAGACCTAAATATACTAACAATGTTAAACTTTTAAATGAAGTTTACAAAGGAAAAACTATTTCTGAAACTACTGAATTATTAGCAGATCCATTAGATGAATTTAATATTCCTAACGAAATATCTAATGAAGATATTGTTAGAATGATGTTGTCTGATAAAGAAGATGGTGATATGAAAGAAATTATAAATTTTTATAGAGATATTGTTTTGTCTAATATTTTTAACAATAAAAAACTTTCTAAAGAATTCAGAAAAATCAATAAAGATTATATTAAAGTAGAAAAAGTAGAATATATTCATTTTGATGAAAATAAACTTATGAAAGAACAATCTACTGAAGCTATTAATAATAGACTTTTTGAAATGTATCATTCAATTCTTACACAGCCAAGTAATTATGATAATTTAATTACACCAATTGATCATGCACATATTAAAGATTTTATTACTAAAACTCTTTTTCCAGAAACAAATGTATTAAAAGATTATAAAGCTTTTTCTGCATTGTATCAGGTAGATATGAAATATGAATTTATTGCTGGTTCTTTTGGAATAGGTCAAGTAGCAAATCAATTAGTTGATTCAGTAATGAATCAGGTTTCTCAAGAAAGACTATATCTTTATTTAGGTTGGGGAAATTATGATGAAATTCTAACTGATTCTAAATCAATATCTGAAAAAAGAAAAGTTACTGTTTTTGATAAAAAAGGAGATAAAGGTATTTATGATGAAGAAAATGCTTATAAAATAACAGATAGTTTAACTGCTTTATTAAATGGATTTGTGGATATTGCAAAAGATCCTTATATTACAAGAGGTAATTGGAATACTCAAACAACCAATACTGGAGCAATGTTGTTAAGAGCAGGAGTACATCCTTATAAAGTTCTTTCATTTTTAGCACAACCTTCGTTAGTTGAAATGGTAAATATTACTTCTGAAAGAGAAGGTATCTTAACAAAAAAAGGATCTTCTTCAACTGTAATTACTGAATTAAAAGATAAATATTTATTATTATTTAAAAAATCATTAATTTCAAATGGTATTTTAAAATCGCAAAAAGACGATTACTGGAATGTTATTTTAAAAGATATTTCTAACAGAAATAAAACAGAATTAAATATTTCTGAAGATGTTATTACTACTAATAAAATTCAAAATAGATCTTTAGATATTCTTGTAAAACATATTTCAGATAATAGATTAGATGTTGAAAAAGATTCACAATATTATCTTGATCAATATTTAACTTTAAAAGAATATGAAAGAATAAAACCTATTGTAAAAGAATTTACAAAATCAGTAGGATCTTCAAAATATGGAGAATCAGGAACAGGAAAATCATTAATTGAACACATTATTCAAAGTAATAAAACCTCAGATGTTTATTATAAGAATATGATTGTGAATTTTGATAAAAAATTCTTTAATTTAGAACATCTTTCAGAAGGAATTACTTCTTTAGGAACTTTTCATAAAAATACAGAAGTTTTTATGAATAACTTAATAAATAATAATCCTAAATTATTTATTACAGGTAATGATTTTTTTAAAGAAATAATGAATGAAATGTCTTCTGAAATTCATAAAAATAAAAAATATTTAGATGATGAAGAAATTGGAAAAATATTTGAACAATCATTTTACACAATGATTACTTCTGAATCTAAACTTTTTAAAATGAGTGATGATGTTGTTAAAAGAGGAAATTTAGAAGTTCCAAAAGAATTTTTTTATTTATTTACAAAATCAAATAGTATTACACCTGTAACAATTTCTGATTTAATTCTTACAACAAAACAAGAATTATTAGATCAAGGAAGAAATAATTTCTTATTAGATAATATTGAAATTAAAGAAGACAATAAATTTGTTTTTATTGGAATCGATGGAATTCGTTTAAAACCTAATGATTTTACTGAAAAATTAATAAATGCTTGGAGAGATCTTGAAAAAGAATATCCCGCATTAGCTGAAGATTTAGTTAAATATGCTTATCAACAATCTGGGTTTAGATATAACGCAAATCAAATTTATCAATTTATTCCACATGAATATTTAATAAAATATAATTTTAATAATTATATTAATAAGATTGCAGATGAAATAAAAGAAGGTAAAATAGATCCTGAAATTATTAAAGATAATATTTATAGACATAATTGGAATAATAGTAAAATTGTTCCTTTTGTAAATATTAAAAATATGTCTAAAAGAGAAGATAGTTCTATAGCATTATATAAAAATGATTTAGGTTTTAGATTATCTAAAAATTCAAATAGACATTCAGGTGAAGGATTTTATATTAGTGATGAAAATTCAATATTAACGTTTCCTAAGTTTGTAAATTATAATGATAATTTATACGAACTAGAAGGTTATTTAAAAGGAGAACCTATTTATTTTAAAACAAATAAATTAGGATATCGTTCAAGTAAAGGTCAATTACACGAATATTCTTTATATAAAAAACTTAATGAATCAAACATTAAAGAAAATAATTTAACAGAAGATGAAAAAGTTTTTATTAATAAAGCTAAAGAATCCTTAAAAGATCAAATTATTAAATACGAAGATGTTTTAATTGATAGAATAGTTCTACCAATTGTAAAAAGTTTTAATAGTAATGAATTAGTTTCTGATCTTGAAGTTGAAGAAGAAATAATCGAATTTAATGAAGAAATGAAAGAATATTCTAAAATCTTAATGCAGCCTGATAATATTGAAAAAATAAAGTCAGGGACTAAAACAATAACTAATAGAACAGAATTATTTAATGACGGTATTTATATCATGCCTGATGGAACGAATATCAAATTGACACTATTAGGTAAAGCTAAAGCAGATAAGCCAGGAACAACTAATTTTGTAAGTTTTGATACTGTTAATGGTAGAGGAATTGAAGAAGATTGGGATAAAAATGATTTTGCAAAAAGTGAAGGTTTTAAAGATTGGAAAGATTTTGAAGAAAATAATAAATTCTCTAATAATTTTATTAATGGTACTTCTAGTAGATATATTTATTCAATAAATCTTGTTACAGCAGTAAAAACATTGTGGGAACAACATTATGAAAAAATCAATGATAAATTTCCAGATTTAACTTTTGATCAATTTAATCAAATGACTGATGAAGAACAGTCTAATTTAATACAATGTTTATAATGGATATAAAACAATTTTTATCTTCTCTATTTGAAATAGAGATAAATATACACATAGCTCATTTACAAACTACAAGTTTTTCAGAACATAAAGCATTAGATGAAGTTTATACTGGAATTATAGATTTAAGAGATAGATTTATAGAATCTTATCAAGGTAAATATGGAGTTTATAAAGGATATCAATCATTTCAAATTAAAGAAGCTATTGATCCTATTAATTATTTAAAAGAATTTTGTACTTTGTATGAAGAGTTTAGATTAACTTTAGAAGAAGGCTATTTACAACAAATAACTGATGATATTTTAGAACTTTTTTACAGTGCAATATATAAATTAAAAACATTAAAATAATATGAATAAACATTGTGTTAATCATAAAAATAAAGATGTAGTAGACATAGCAAATAGTCTGGGTATTCACCCAGCTATTGCTGCGTCTAAAATTGCAATATGGCAAGAAAATAATGGTTTAGATAAATTTCCAACAGTTGATGATTTAAATACAAGTTCTCAAAATCAACTTAAAAAAGAAATAGGTATTACTAATGGTAAAGAAATTTCTAATCAACAATTAATAAATATCAAATCTAAAATTGCAAAAAAAAATAAAGAAAATATTAAGCTTGGAATACCTTTTAATTATCAAATAGAATATAAAAATATTTACGGAGATACTTATAATTATACACTTAAAAAATATAAAGGTAATACAAATATTGCTAAAAAGATAGAAAGAGAAAATCAAAATATTGTAGATCCTTCTCAAAAAATTAAAAATAAAACATTAAATACTGATTCACAATTAAATTTATTTGATTCTAAAAAAAACTTTAAGAATTTAATTGGAGATAAACAAGTTTTTGGAGTATATAAAGAAGATGTTGAAGAAGATTTTCAAAAAGAATCAATAAAAGAAAAAATATCTTCAATTCTTTTCAATGGAAATATTGAAAATTTAAGTGCAAAAGAAGTATTATTAAATATTTTAAATTCAGGATTTTATAAAAATAATTCATTAAAATCAAATTTAATAAATAAACTTTTAGATACTGATGCTAAAGTTAATATTGTTGAAAGTTTTGACAACAATGATACTTATATGAATTATGATTCTAAAAATAAAACAATTAATATTTCTGAAAATACTTTAGCTTACGTTGATTCTGTTGAAGAAGGTATTTCTAAATTTTTACACGAAGTTATTCATAATAAAACAATTTCTACATTAAGAAATCCTAAAACTTCAGAAGAATTAAAACTTGTAGGAGATATTAAAAAAGAATATGTAAAAGTCAAAAATTTTTTAAAAGAAGATTATTCTCACGAATTATCTTCAATTGAGGAATTTACAGCTGCAATGTTTAGTAATAAAGAATTTGAAACAGAAGTAAAAGAATTGTTAAATAATAATAATTTTTGGAATAGTATTAAAAACTTTATTAAAAAAATATTTAATTTACCAAGTACATACGATAAGTTATTAGAAAATATTATTGATCTTTCAGAAAAAGAAAGTTCTGATTTTTTTGAAGACACTTTAGATTCAAAATATAATATAGGATTAAAAAAAAATGAAAAAAAGAATTCTTTAAATGATTTATCACATAAAATAAATGAAGTTTTAAAAGTATTAGAAATACAATCTTCAAGATTAGGTGAAAATTCTAAATTTAGAAAAAATTTAAAGAATACTACATCTCAAATAAAAGAAGCTGAAAAAAAGTTTGAAAATAATCTTGATGAATATCGTAAAGAAACAATTTCTGTATTTTTAAATTTTATGACAGACCAACTTTATAGAGTTGAATCTAGAATTAGCAACGATAAAATATTTAATAGTAGACTTTTTAATTCAAGTAAAGCTTACATTGATTCATTTATATCAATTCAAGAAGATATTGATAACGCTTTAAATGAATTATTTAAATCAGAAATTCTTTCTGAAGAAGAATATTCAAAAATGAATAATTTGTTAAAAAATCTAGAAGGTGTTGCATTAAGATCAAAACAAGAATTAATAAAATCAGGAAAAAATTATATTAAATCAAATAACGGACAATTTATTAAAGGATATAGAGAGATTGAATTAAAACATAAATATTTATACGAAAAAGAAGGTCGCGAAAAAGGTTATTTTGGAAATAATTTACAAGAATATGTTAATAAAAAAATGTCAGAAAATAGAGATTTAATAAAAAAAGAAACTTCTGAAGATTTTAATAACATGTTAGATCATCCTATAGTAGATATTGATTCTTTATCAACAATGTTTAATTCTGAAAAAGATTTTAATCATCCAATAATTAATATATTTTCATCAATTTTAGATAAAGTTAAAGATTTATATGAAAATAATATTCAAACAAAACTAGTTAATTTGCAAGAAAAAACTGATTCTTTTTTAAAAGACAAACGATTAAAATCTTCAGATGAAAATTTTAAAAACATGATTGAAATTTCAAAATCAGGAACTGTATTTTTAAAAGGAAATTATAAAATTGAATATTATGATTTGATAGAAGATTTAACAAATAAAAAAGAAAAAGCATTTAAAGAATTTGGTAAAGACTCTGAAGAATATAAAAAAGCTGTTGAAGATTTTGCAAACTTTATTAAAGAAAACACTATTGAATTAGATGATTTTAGAAAAGTACCTATTGAAAAATGGAAAAATGATTTTAAAGACCTTACAGAAGATGAAAAAAGTTATTTAAAAGTTATTCAAAATTTAGCAAAAGAAAGTGATAGTTCTTATGGTATTAAAACCAAAAGTCTAAAAAAAACAGTAGGTTATGCAAGTTTTTATGAATTACCTAAGATAAGAAAATCACAAATTTCTTCATTAAAATCAGGAAATTTGATAGAAACAGCTAAAGAATTTTATAATGAAACATTTACTAGACAAACAGACCAAGAAGATTTAGGACAAGAAGAATTTGAAAATAATATTTATAAAGTTTATACTAATCTTTCTGGTAAAGAAGTTAAATATGTACCTATTCATTATAGAATTCCTATTGATTTAAAACATCAATCTATTGATTTACCTACAATTTATGCTTTAGAATATCAAAATGCAGTTAAATTTAAACACAAAAATATTGTAGCAAATGATCTTTTAATGTTTAAAGATGTAATTCAAGAAGGTAAATTTATTAAAAAGAAAGGTTTTGGTTCTAGAATAATTTCAAGTGTTTATAATAAAAATAATACAGCTATTGAATACACTAAAGAAGATGCTCATTTAATTAAAATGTTAGATACAATTTTAAATAATAGATTGTATGATAAAACTAACGAATATGCTGGAAAAATATTTGGTCAAGATGTTAATAAAGTAGAATCTTTTTTAAGAGGTACCATTTCTAAAGCATCAATGGCTTTAAACAGTATTGGAGCACCTGCAAACTTAATTACAGGTAAAGCTCAAAATTTATTTGAAGTCATAAGAGATCCTAACTTGACATTAGATAATGTTAAAAATGCTGAAAAATATTATTATACTCATTTAGGAGGATTTATTGATGATATAGGTAGAAATGTTTATAAATCTATTGGTAATCAATTATTATTATCTTATGGAGGTTTAGTTTCTTCACATATGCTTCAAAATAATTTTGAAAAAAATAAAACGTTAGCTCTATTAAATGATAAACCTTTATATTTCTTTCAAGAAAGTGGTGAACACCATATTGCAGCAATTCATACAATGACAATTTTAGATTCTGCAAAAATTTTAGATAAAAATGGAAATTATTTAAACAGTAAAGGTCAAATTGTATCAAATAAACAAGATGCTGCTAGTTTACTAGATATTTCTGTCATTGAAAAAGGAATGCTTACAACAACAATTAAAAAACCTTTTTATACAACTCTTGATAAAATAAATGAGTTTTCAAGAGGTGGTAAAAGTACAGTAAGGTCTTATATTCAATCATCTTTAATAAAAGCACAAGGTAATTATGGTTATGAATATACTTCAGAATTACAAAGACATTTTTATGGTAAAGCATTGTTTCATTTTAAAAAACACATTATTTCTCCAGCATTATCAAGATGGAGAGGTATTAGTACAAATTTAGGAAAAGATGAAGATGTTATTTTAAAATATAATTATGATTTACAAAGACCTGATGAAGGTAATTATGTCACAACAATTCGTTTTATTAAAAATGTAGTTTTACCTAAAATTAAAGCTTTTCAATTATCTTTAATAATAAAAGAATTTAAAGATCGTGATTCTTGGGAACAAGCTAACATTAGAAGAACTTTTACAGAATTAGCTGTTATTTCAACATTTGCTTCACTTGCATATTTATTTGCAGCATCAGCAGGAGACGATGATGATGAAATGTGGTTTGCTGCAGCAGTATTTAGAAGACTTCAATCTGAAGCATCACAATACTATGATATTACAGAAGCATGGAGAGTATTAAAAAATCCAATTAGTTCTTTAGCTTTTTTAGAATCAACTAGTAAATTATTAGGATCAATAACTAATTTTATAGATCCTTTCACAGATGACAGATTAGAACATTTTGAAAAAAATACAGTAAATATGACTAAATTTATTCCAGGTAATAAAATCTTTAAAGAACCTAAAGAAGCTTTTGAATACTTGAATAGAAACTAAAAGTCTAAAAAAAAGAAAGCCTATATTCACAATTAAGTGAGTATAGGCTTTTTTATTTTAAAAAATATCTAATTTAATATTAAGTCCCATTGAAGAAACTTTTCTGATTTGACTTAAATAAAAAGAATTTATTTGATTTAACATTTCTTTTACTGTTAAGTCTCTAATTTCATCTTTATCTTTTTCAGAAGAAACATATAGCTTATTTAAATAAGTTAAATTATCTCCAAAACGAATTGAATTTGTATCTAAATTTAATTGTTTAATTACATTTTTAAATCCTGTAGATGAATAAGCTTTATTTTTAATAATTCTTTCAATATTACTTCTAATAAGCATTCCTATCTTTAAAGTACTTTTTTCAATATTAAAATTATTTAACATTTTAATACCTAATTCAACAGTTGTTGAATCTTTTGATTGAAGCATATTATTTATAGAATCATATATTTCAGCATTTAATTCTGTTGAATCTTTTGATACATATTTTTCAAGACTTTCCTCAGAAATACATTTATTTAAATTATTTAAAACATTGTTTATAAATTCTTCAGGATTATCAGAATTTTGAATATTAAATGCTTCAATATCGTGATAAACAGTATAATTGTTTCCTTGAATAAGAAATTTTTCTTGTAATAAATATACAAAAGAATCTTCTATTGAAGGTTTTGAAAATTCTTTATGAATTTGTGCACCATAATGATGATTACATAAATAAGAATTATTTGTTAATGTACATTCAACAATAAATGAATTTTTACCGTGACGATTAAAAGATGAAACACTAATTATATTAGGTGTTATAATTTTAGTTGCATTTTCAATTTTAATTGTTTTTAAATTTTTACAATTAGCTGAAAATTTAAATCTAGGATACTTACTTTCTTTAAAAAAATAAATGACATCTTTTTCCAAAATATCTACAGTTTTTTTAAAAATCTCATTATATTCAGAAATAAAATTTTTAAAATCTTGATTATTTTGAACATAAGTATAATTTTCATATCTACTTTGATTAAGATTGTATCCATCTTTACCTCCTGTTCTACCTCCATTCCAACTTCTACTTATTTGATATAGAAGCCTTCCATTCCATAATTTAATCATTAGCCTATAATTTTTTGCATTATATTAGGATTTTGTAATAACTTATTTGTTCTTTTAGGATATTTTGCAACAATGTTTCTAATCATATTAAAAATTAAATCTTCTGCAAGAAGAGTTTTTTCAAAATTAACAATATCTAAAATTCTATCAACAACTAATTGACTGTTTGAATTTTCATCTGTGTCAAAATAATTTTGTACAAAATTAATAAATCTTGTTGTAATTGTAGCTCCAATATCTGCACGATAAGTATTATTTTCTCCTGAAAAAACAGATTCTTCTATTTCTTTTGAAACTTTATTCCAATCATTAAACAACATTTCATCAGGTTGAATTAATTTGTCTAATTTATTATTAATAAACATTGTAAACAAATTACCTACAACATCTTCTTTAGACGAAAAACATCCTTTAGATATTAATAATATTTTATATAAACTATCTGAAGTATTAAAATTTTTAATACCTGAGATAGTATTGAAAAAAGTAACAAGAGATCTTGCATTAACTGTTTGAACATTTCCTTCTTTTTTAAGAACTTCAGGATACATTAAAACAAAATTAATACATCTACCATCAATATTTTCAGTTTCTGCCCATTCAGCCCAAACATCTTTATCAAATCCTAAATTAAAACTTATAAATCTTGTTCTTTGAGCATTGTCTATTGATGATACATTATAATCTCCATTATCAGGATTTGCAGTTAAACAAATAGTCCAATTAGGAGGTAATGACCAAGAAATATACTGACCTCTATCTAATAATTCCATTACAGCTTGTATAAATCTTTGATCAGCTCTATTCCAGTCATCAAGAATTAAAATTCCGCCATTAGGATTTGATTGTTTTGGTAACCATGCTGGAGGAGCATAAGACATTCTTGATTCAGAACCTTCAACAATAGTATATCCTAAAGAAACATAATTTTCAAGTAATGTTTCAGGTATCCATATACAATTACCGTCTTTAGAACAAACATGAAACTCTTTTAAAGGGTATCCTATTAAGTCACCTAATTCTTCAAGTTGTGCTAAATTTAATTTAACAATATCCATGTCTCTTTGACTAGCTAATTGAATTATTGCTGAAGTTTTACCAATACCCGATTCTCCAATTACTTCAATAGCAGTGGTTTTTTTACCTTCTTCTCTTAATCTAGCATTATTATCAACAATATAACTAGCAATTTCTTTTAATTCTTTAATATTTAATTCGTTATTCATTTTTTGGTATTTTAATTATATATCCTGGAAGTTTATCCATTACTCGACCTGATGAGGAAATAATCCAAATCATATTTTTTGTTGGTTTAATATTTACAGTACATTCACCATCTGTAAAATAAACCAATGTTGTAAATTTATCTTTATGTTTATTGTAATAATCTATTACTGGATCAAAACTTGTACCTCCTCTACCAGTAATATATCCTCTAAATTTACCAGTATATTGATACATATCTGAAATTTTAGAATCACATTCTAATACTGTAATTTTAGCACCAGCTTTCCATAAATGATGAAGTTCACTTTCTGCTTCCATTATTTCAGCATTACTTACTGAACCTGAAGTATCTTTAGCATATAAAATATGGTGTTTTTGTTTAATTTTAATACCAGCAGAACCTTCAAATCTTTTAGAAAACTTACGTCTTGATTTTTTAGTATAAATTTCTTGAGAAGCACCTAAAGCTCTTCTAAGATACGCTTTCCAATTAAAGACAGGTTCTTCAATTTTAAACAATTCATCAATTTTACTTTTTAATTCTCCAGGAATTAAACCTCTACTTTTATTAATACTTTCAGCAGTATTTTTTAAAATATAATCTGCTTGATTTTGTATTAATTTTTTTTCAGTTTCTGTCAAACTTTCAAAATCTTTCCATGTTTCATGAATATCTTCATTTGAAGATAAAAGATTTTTTAAATTTTGATCTGGATCATTAGAATTTAAATTTTTTAATAATTCATGATAATAATAATTAGTCCCTGCTTTAACATCTAGTGTAATTGTAGGGAAAGAATTTCTAGTAATAGCTCCTTCAGGTAACCATTCTTCTTTAATATATTGATTTATTTCTAAATCAGCAGCAATATTAAATAATTTTTTATTATTAAAAATATTTCTAGTTGTTAAATGATAAAAACAAATATGTAAAAGTTCATGCTTTAATAAACCTAGTTTATGATTTTCACTTAACTTTCCCCAAAATTCTGGATTTATCCATAACATTTGATTAATTCCCTGTTTTCCTACACCTGCTGTAGGTAGGGAATTGGAAAACTCCTTATGCAAATTTAATAAAAAAAACCCATAGAAAGGTTCATTCATCATAAGTAGTTTTCCAATTTTTCCTATATTATCCATTAGTTTTGTATTGTTGTTCGTAAATTTCTCGCAATTTTAAATGTAATGTAATATAATCAAATCCTTTATTAGTAATATAAGGAAATTTACTTATTGTTTTTGAATCAGGAAGAACAACATCTTCTTGATGAAAAATTACATTTTTTATAAATTCTTCAAAAGTATCATATTTTTTCATTTTCCTGTACTACCATGTCCACCAGCGCCTCTATCTGTATTTGATAGAAAAATTGTTTTATTAGGAGTTACTGATTTAAAAGGTATAATTATTAATTGGGCAATTCTATCACCAACATTATATTTTTTTCTTGTAAAAAAACCTTTAAAAGTTCTATTGAAACGTACTTGAATACCTCCTCTATAACCTGCATCAATAATACCTACATCATTTGCTAAAGTTAATGCAGCATCATTAGAAATAGAACTTCTTGGAACTATCATTCCAAAATGTCCTTTAGGAATTTCTACAGCAATATCTGTATTGTACCAAACAGAAAATAGACTATTCTTTACAATCTTAGTTGCTGTGAGATCTAAACCTGCATCTCCTGGTTTTGCGTAAGAAGGTTCTTTTGCTAATTCACTTAATTTTGAATATTTAAGATCCATTATAATTTTTTATATTTTTAATTATATTAATTGTTTCGTTTTCGTTGTTTATTATTTCACCTAATTCAGCATCAAAACTTAATGTAACACCTAATTGTTTTTCAATTTGTAATTTTAGTGTTTTATCTTTTTTAAATATTTGATCTATTTTTTTAATAATTTGAGGATTTAACCTTAAAGATTTTAAATATCTAATAATTAATTCTTGAGCATCTTTTCCATAAAAAGAATATTTGCTATTTTTAAAATGAAGATACTCTTCAAAATATTCACTAGGAAATTTTAAAACATAAAGTATTAGATTATTATTTAAATCATAATGCTTTACATAATTTTTTTCTTGAGTAAGATTAAATTCAAATTTACTAAACTCAGGTGATTTATCGTATTTAAATAAAAGATATATACAATTTTCATGTAAATTATCTTCATCATAAATATATGTGTTTTTTAATAAATGTATAATATTATCAGGAAAAACAAAAAACTCTGATAATAATGGAAATAAATAGGTCTTAGACCTGTTTGGAGTCATCTTTTCAACATCAATCATTCTCGTCTCCATTCTAATTATTTAATAATTATGAAACTATCATCCAATTCTATTTCTTCATTCTCATAGAATTGTTTTGTTTCATTAAAAATTTGATTTTCAATATGCCAACTAACAATATCAATCAATTCATCAATTCCTCGATAAACATATCCTGATTTAGTAGTAAAACCTTTCCACGAAGCATTATACCATTTTTTAGTAAAAATAAATGTTTTTGGATTATTTAAATTATAAGTTGGTAAAAATATAAATTTAAAAGGTAATATTAGATAATCCTTTAATTTTGTATTTTTTATCCATTCTTCTACAGCTTTTTGATATAGCCCTCCTTGAATATAATATTTATAATTAAAAAAACTTTTTATAAATTCATAAGAATCAACACTTCCTGATTTTAAATCTAAAGGTTGAATTGTTTTTTCATAATGATTTATAATTAATTTATCAAGAATTGTTTTAATATTTTTATTCTTATATTGATAAATTATTTCTAATTGGTATATTTCTTCGCAATGATTTTCACAATTAAAATATTTCTTTGTAGATTTATGATTAAATAAAGAAAATCTTGCATCAACAAGTTTAGTATATTCTGCGTAAGTAATAAAAGTTTTATCAGGATGTTTTCTTAAAAGAGAAACATAATGATCAAATTCAGGAGTATTAAATTTTTTTATTTTAGTTTCATTTTTTGTAACTGTTTTAAAAAAATTATTAGAATCGATTATTTTAATAACTTGTTCAAAATAATCTTCATCTAGTACTGTAAAACTACTATTTGCTACAATTTTAGCTAAAATTTCTAAATCCCCACTCATTGAGTGATCTGCAACTAAATATTTTTTATTAAATTCTTCTGAAGAAAGACTAATAAAATCATCTAATCTTTTTCCAAAATCAATACCTGAATTATGAATTTCAATTTTATTTACTAATGCTTGTGGGCCACTATCATCAACTGCTTTTAAAAGGGAATAACTTATATTATTACTGACTAATTGTTTTAGCGCCATTTACATCAATTCTATTAATATATTCATTTGTAATAATAGTGTCTAATTGTTTTAATGTTTTTAATTTATTATAATTAAAAGATTCAATTTTTCTAGAAAAAATAATTTCATCAATTTTATCTTCAACAAACAATCTTGCACCATTTAAATTTTGTGAATTTATTTTAGCCATTAATAATTCATAGTCTTTTTCAACCATACTTACTTTAGCTAAATTACTCACGAGTGTTATCTCCATAGGCTTGTATTAAAAGATTATAAAAGGTTTCTTTATTCATACTAACAAATTCTCCTTCTGTGAAGAATCTTGTACCTCTTTTTTCAACCTTTTTATGAAAAACTAAAAGAGGTTTTTTCTTATTAACATCTTTTCCGTTAATAAGTTCATTTAATTTAGGATAATTTTGATATACTTTATTTTGTATGAAATAAGGAAATTGTCCTTCAGGATCAAATATATCTACTTTAGTATTATCCATATTTCTGGATTCAGAACGAGACGTGACAACTGTTTCAAAACCTAATTTTCTAAGTTCGTTAACTATGTCACGTTCGTACTGATTACCAGCATTTCTGTTACGATTTGCCATTAATTAAAAATCTATTGTATATTCTTTTCCGTTATTTTGTTCAAGAATATCATTAATTGTTTGGAATTTAAAATTCCACGCTCCAGGATTATAAGTATACTCTGAAGGATTTTCAAATGTTAAAAGATATTGTGTTCGTACATCAATTAAATCAATCAATTCACTTTTTTCATCCATACAAAAGATGATACCTGTATGATGATTTTGTATTGCATTAATTACTCCTACAATAAAATCTCTCCATTTTTCTTTATGACTTTTTTGAGTAGTTGTTGTTAAGCTTTCATTTAATAATAAAACCCCTTGATTCATTAAATATTCTAATGTGGAATCATGGACTATATTAAATCCGTTATAAAACTCATTTTCAATTTTAACTCTTAAAACTTCAGATGTAGGATGCAGATCTATTTTTTTAACATTTGTATCAAAAGCTAAACCTCCTGAATAATCATCAAAAGGTTCATTTCCGATAAAAACCACTTTTAAATCATTAAAATCACAATTGAAACATTTAAAAACATCTTTTTTTTCAGGATAAATTTTTATTTTATTAAATTTAAATTTTGATAATCCATATTGTGTATTTAAATAAGAAATTAAATCATTAAAGTATTTTGAATCTAATAGTGATTTTAAAGGTTTCAACCACGTTTTAAACACTTCTTCCATTATTTCTAAATAATAAATCTGTTAAAGATTTTTCTTTCTTTTTTAAAAAAGAAATATTTTTTGAAAGTTTAATTTGCTCTTCTTCAAAAAAAGATCCTTTATTATTTGATTGCTTAGAAACTTCAATAAGTCGTTGATTTAACATATCTTTAAAAATAGAAGCCGTGTTTGTATAATTAGAAATAGTATATAAGTTTATATTTTTACTAACAGAAGGTGTTGTTAAAATTTTTGAAGTATAATTATTAACAAAATCTGTAATTACTAAACTTATTAATAAAAATAAAAACGCTTTTTCAAAATTATCAGGTACTGTAAAAATTCGATATTCAATAGTTTTTTTATTTGTAAATATTAAAGGAATAATATTTAACCATTTATATCTTTCTTTCATATACCATTTTGCACTTTCTTGAGGATCTGACGGATGTGCTTGAATTTTGTCAAGTTCTACAAATTTTTCAAAATCTACATGATTTCCTGATAAAGCATAAACTATACTTTGATAATCTTCTTTTATTTTTTCAATACCAGTAGATTTAAAATTTAAAGAAGCCATTAATAAACTATCTAATGGCGCAGTATAACATTGTTTTTTAATACCATCGTTAACTCTTTTATATGAAGGAAATAATTGAAAAATATTTTCTTGAAAATAATATCCAAATTTAAACATTGCCACAATAAATTCCATTGTTCTAGGAATACCTCCTACATGTACATGCATTGAACAAGTATAATTTGAATCAGTATATTTAATAATACTTTCAATAATTTCTTTAAAAGCAGCAACTCCTTTTTTACCATTTAAAGGAATTGTAACATATTCTAATCCTGAAATTGAACCATCTCTAACAGGCATTACTCCTAAATTACGATAAACTGACATAGGAATTAATCCACGTGTTGTTTCTAACTCTATTCCAAAAGTATATTTATCAAATAAATGAGGTGCTATTTGATATAATAAATTACATTCTTCATCATTTTTTATTTTGAAAGATTTGTAATTTTCTGAAGCTTGTTCTTGTAATGTTTTAAAATTATAAGGTAATAAGTTTTTAAGATTTGAATCAATAGCACGTCTAGGAAAAATTTGAGAATATGTAAAATAATCTGGATTATAAAAACAATTACCTGGTCCTTCAATATAATTTAATTCTTGAGGAATATCTCTACTCATACAAAGAGCAGATTTAATTTCATTAATGTAAATATGTACTACAGGTGCTTCATTATTAAAACTTCCTACTTTAAAATTTTTATCTATAATTCCTTCTATTGTAGATGATTTTAAAACATATTTTTTTAAATAATGATCCCAAACAATTCTTTTTTTCTCTAAAGTGTAAAAAATATTATTAATTTGATAACAATCTCCTGAATCTTTTATTTCAGGATTACCAATTTTAAAATATCCATAAGTACCATCTTCTCTTTTAATTTTTCTGGCATCTTTTTTTAAAATTTCTTCTCCATTTATTGTTGTAACTTTCATATTCAGAATTTTAATTTATCATTAATAAATTGTTTAATAGATTCTAAAGCTGTTTTTATCTTATTTTGAGTAGCAACATCTTCAAAACTTTCATCTGTGTCGTCAATACAATAATCAACTGTAGCAATAATATTTTCATTATATAATTCTATAGCTGTATCATCATTAGACTTTTCTTTTTTAGTTTCTTGTTTAATATTATTTTCAGAAATTTTATTAAAAATTTCAAGATCTTCAGGAAGATAATACTTTTTATTTACATCAAAAGATAAATCTTTTTTTTCAATTGAAAAACTAAATCCATTTCTTAATTTAATAACATCTCTACCAATAAAACTACAAAAACCTAATTCAGCGACACTTCCTCTAAAATAAGCTTTTGAATTAACATTTGAAATATCTCTTACAGGATAAACACTTGCTTCACTTATACCAGAATAATCAAAAAGTTCATAATTATCTTTTACAGGATTATAATCAGACATAGATCTTAAAAGAATTCCTTTTACAAAAGGTAAGATTATTTTATGTTTTAAATTTTCTAAATGATTATCTTCAATTATTCTTGTAAAACATGCATCAAAAGAAGTTAAATAATTACAAATATGAATTAAATTCATATTATTATCTAATAAATAAACACCTTCCAATAATTCTTTATTTTTCCAAAATCTTAAATTTTCAAAATAAATTTCTCCTTTATTTACAAATTCTTTATGTTTTTCTTCAAACCAGTTTTTATGTTCAGAAAGACTATTTAAGTTTATTTTTTCTAAATTTAAAGATGATTTTTTAGAATTTTCATTTTTAGTAACCCATCTTCTAGTTTCTGGATCCCATCTAGATGCTCCTGAAGGAATATTATTTACAGGTGCAATATAGATTTTATTTTGCATTACGTTACTACGATTAATAAAAGTTTTTTTAGCAGATAAAAAATCTCCATTTTTTATATCGTAAACAACATTACAATCTAATGCTTTAATTAACCCTTCATTATCATTAATTGCTTCTAAAGATTCTTTTATTGAAGAATAATATAATAAATTAGGTTCTGCTTGATAAATGAAAAGAGGTCTTTCTTCAGTTAATTCTTTATCATATTGAAATTTTTTAGAAGCACCATGATAAAGATAAAGATTATTTTTTCTTTTAGTATTATACATTGCTAAAGCAGCTGCTCCTTCATATTCTTCTAATACATTGAAATTTGCATTTTTATAAATAATTTCTAAAAGAATTTCAGAATCAATTTTAGTTCTATTAAAAAATCCAGAACCATTATAAATTTTTTCTTCTTTTGTAACACTTACTCCGTATTTTTTTGCTAAATCTAAATGATTAAATAATGTACCATTATGTGTTCCAATAAAATGATAAAAAGATTTATTTTCACCAAAACCAAAAGGATGTGCATTATATTCATCGTGTGTCCCACCAGTAGCCATTCTAGTATGTCCTAAAACAACAGGTAAAATTTCAGGAGCTCCAATATTGCAATCTGAAATTAAATCTTTGAATAATTTTTGTTTATTTGTACCATAAATAATGTCTCCGTCTAAAGTTATTCCACAAGAATGGCCTCCTCTAGAATCATTATAAATACCTAATATTTTTAATTTATCGATATTAATTTTACTAATATCGTCAGTAGCTACGCCAAATAATCCGCAGCTAAAAATTGTGTATTTAGGTTTAAACAATAAGTTATAACCTAATTGTAATAATCCAAAGATTAAAATTGTGTTTATCATTTTATTTCTGTTTATTCTTTATTTGTATTGATTAATTCTTTTATAATTTTAAATTCTTGTTTTGAAACTCTTTCTCCTTGATTAAATTGTGTAATAGTATCTTGAACACAGTCCCATACTTTTTTAAGACTTAATTCATCTTTTAATAATGAACTACCTAAAGATCTACATTCTAAACCATAAGGTTTAAGTCTATATTCTCCAGATTTACCATAAAATTTTCTTCTATTATGAGGATCATATTCCTCATTCATTAATTTTAAAGTAACATTTTTTTCAAAAAGTTTAACAATTTCTCTACTTATTTCAGGAGAATGATTATCATAACCAAAATGAATATGAAATCCTCCAACTCTAATAGTACTAAATTGTTTTTCAACAATTGACTGTTCAAAATCAATATCAGGAATTACATCTCCTTCATCATTATAATCTACAATTAATACAGGATCACATCCAAATTCTAGAGCTTTCTGATTTAAAAGAAGTCTTTGAGGAGCTATTTCACTACAACTATAATGTAAATCTAAATGAGGATAATTTTCAAGAATATAATGTTTAATATATGAAATATATTTAAAAAAATCTTCAAAAGAAGTTACTGGAGGAATATTTGCTTCAACTAAAATGTTATCTTCTTGAATATAACATAAATTACCAATATATTTTGGTTCTTTTTTAGTTCCTCCAAAAACACCAATTGCTGATTCTAATTCACCAGTAGTTTTATTTTTTAAAAATAATTCTAAATCACTACCAATAGTAACATTTTGTAATTTAAAGTGTTTTTTCATAAGCTTTTAAATCAAGGGTTCTATTATTTAAATCTGTAAAAAAAGCTGAACAATTTTTTCCAAATTGAGATTCTACAAATGTTTTCATTTCTCCTCTTTCTCCAACCCAGTGTGAATTAGGATCATATGAAGAAACATATTTAGGATCATTTATCAATGAAAATAATTTTAAATAACGTTTTTTTTCAAATAAATGCATTAAATAAATAATATTTAATTTCATTGAATTCGTAGAAAAAGAGTTATTTTGATTTTGATTTCTTGAAATAGAATCTATAAATTCAGAAAAAGATCTTGCTTTTGGAGATAAATAATTAATAAAAAAAGGAGATCTGTAATAATAAAGCATACCTGTAGAAGAATCAGATTTATTATGATAATCATTATCTTGATTACCAAATCTAGCAATATTTAAAATATCCCAATTAGATAAATGACTTAAAGATTTTAATTTTCTTAATCTTAAAGTATCATATACCATAAAAAAATATACAGGAGAACCGATATATCTTATTAAAGACAATAAAAATAAATTTTTATATGAATATCCTACTGAAGTATCTTTTTTGATAGCAAAATAAACATGTTTTTTATTAAAAGAAAAACTAATATTTTTTTCTTGCCAAAATTCAGGAATTAAAAGTGTTTCTTTATCATGATGTAACAAATATATTTCTGAAAAAGGAAAAGTTTCATTTATAAAATCAACCCATTGTTTCAAATAAGACAAAGATCTATATTTTGAAGGTAATGTTGTTAAAGAATATCTAACAAACATCCATTCATATTTAGGATAACGATTACCTTGATAAAATTTAGAATTCATACTATGTGTACAACATCCATTAGCTTCATAATGTGAATCAGCTACAATTTTATTTGATGTATAGTTATATTCTGAAAAAGTAAGATATGTTGAAGTGTTTGTCGTAATATTTTCTTTTTTGTTGTGTATTTTGCTAAAAATTCTTTTATTTATCGTTCCCATTTTCCTGATTCTATTTTGTTTTTTAATCCGTACCAATTGTTAATTAAATAAATATTTGCGTTTTTATCGCCAATAGTTATTATTTTTTTATCATAAAGTCCGTTTTCTGGATTTTGTTTATTATATCCTTCCAACATGTCTAATCTTTTTTTAGTTTCTTCATCAGAAACTGCCCATATTTCACCATGAATAGATGTGTTTCCATTCTCAGTTACTCCAGGAAATCCTCCTAAATGATAAAGATTATATTTAGGTTCTGTAACAGCTTCTTCAATAAATTTTGCTGTTGGAGAATTTTGAAATATTCTATTATTTCCATATCCTCTTTTTAATGTTCCATATACAAAGTAATATTCGGTATTTTCAGTATTCATTTTTATTTATTTTATTAAAAAGGAAGTGTATCACTAATTAATTCGTAAAGCACTTCACAAGCTTTTTTTTTACCATGATTAAGAATAAGATCACTAAAATCTTTAGATTCTAAATCTTCAGGAATTTCAATTTGAAAAAGATTATATTCATCTGACAATTTTTGTCCAAACTCTCTACCCCAATTAACAGGTTTATCAAAATCATTATCATATAAAACATAAATTGTTTCAAAACGATTTTTTAATTCATCCATTACTTGTTGTTTTGGTAAAATCTTTTCATTTTGTAATCCTGCTACAGGAATACCTGTATTTTCATAAATAGACATTATGTCTTTTCTAGATTTTGTAATAATTAAATTTTTACCTTTTTCAGGTAATTGTGTCCAACCATACCATACTGATGAATTATGATTTTTCATCCATTTTTGATTATTGTAAGGTTGATATACAGTAATTGTCTTTTCATTATCTTTATATTCTACAAAAACATATGCGTATTTATCTAATTTAAATATTTTTTCACCAACCATTGCATATTCTGCAGGAAAAACATTATATTTTTCTAATGTTGATAAAGTAATACCAAATTGTTTCCAAAATTGTAAATCATGTTCTTGCCAAGATCTTATTTTAGCACTAAGATAAACTTCTTTTTTAAATTTTTTTATTTCATTTTCAGTACTTTTTAAAAATTTTTTATTTTCTTTTATTATTTTTTTATCTAAATCATAAAGATGAAAGTGTTCTTGTAAATCTAGATCAATTACAATTTTATTACACGCTTCACGATAATTTAAATTATATTTATACATGACAAACAAAATAAAATTACCTCCTCCTAAAACATAGTCGTTATAATATAATTTGTTTGTGATAGAATTGTATCCAATATTAAAAGAAGCATAATCATCTTTTCTAAAAGGAGAACTAAAAGATTTTCCAATTTTAAAATCTCCAATATAATATTTAAAAATATCGTAATCTGAAACGTGTTTTAATAAATTTTCTTCATTTATAAATGTTTTTATTTTAAAATTATACATTTGAAAACTGTTCTAATATTTGAATTAAAAGATTAAGTGTTAATTCATCACTATCTATTTTATTTAAAAAATTATTTTTTTCAACTTCTGTTAAAAATCCAGAATTAAATAATCTATGAGATTCATAAAAAATATACATTTGTTTAAAACGAAAACTTCTTTTATGTTCAGAATTATCTTTAATTCTTTTAAACGGAGTATTTTTAATATTTTCCAAAATTTAATTATTATTTAATCGTTCAAGTATAATTTGTTTTGCTAATTCAACATTTTCAAATAAATCAGATTCTATAAGTAAATTAATTTTAGAAATTTCATTTTCTGAAAAATAAATATTATGTCCTAATTCATCATAATATTTTAATTGAGCCAAAAGATTAACAATCTCATATTTTGTGTTGAATGCATATAATTAAAATCTAAAACAATTAGGTAAGGCATAAATTTATTTTGATTATTTCTTTTAGCTTTATCGTAAGCTTCTGAAAATACATCTATTTTCATAATAAAATAAAAAAGGGAGCCGAAGCTCCCTTAATTAATATTATACCCAACCAGTTAATGCTGGATCTGAACTTGTAGTAGAATTAACATTTGAATCAATTCTTTCAATTTGATCTAAATTACTAGCAGTAAGTTTAGAATTTTCTTCAGATGCTTTTTCAATAAATGGTGTCCAAGATCTAACTTGTAAATATTTTTTAGGATTAGATTTTGTTCCATAATTTGCAAAAACATTAAATGATTTACCTAAAACCGCATTTTTCAAAAGCATTGCCATTTTATCAACCATTTCTTGAGGTGAAGCTGCTTGAACTGTAGGGTCACCATCTGCTGCAACAATAATTGAAGCAAATTTATTCCATTGTTTTTCAACAGCTTTTTCAAAAGGTCCATATTGAGCATTATGTGTCTTTTCATTTAAATAATACACACCATCATTAGTACTAGCTCCTTTTGAATCAGTATAAGTGATTTGATAATCAGGTTTATTTTTACCTTCATCCTGATAATCTACTCCTTTTTTAGCAATTGATACAGTTACATTTTCTACACGACCTGCAACTCCATCATTAAAGATTAATACTCCATTTCCTTCTTTTACGTTTTCTTTTCCGAATGTAAACATATTAATTATTTTATATTTAAGTTATTAATTGATTTGACTTTTATTTAGAAGTCTAACTATTATTCATTAATAAATATTTGTGACCAATCTATAGAAATTTTTCCATCAAAATCACTTTCAGCAATAACGATTTGTTTACCTCTTAAATGCTCTGATCTAGCACCAACAATTGCTGATTCTGATGGAGCAAAATTAAGAATAGTTTTATTTTCATGTCGATATAAATACGCTATTGCATCAGCATCAGCACAAACCATTGAAGGTATTCTTCCTGTTAAATCTAATGATTTTTCATCAATTTCTCCATCTTCAGTAGTAATATTTTTTCTTTTAACATGTCCTACCAAGATTAATGTATCACATACTTTTTCAAATTGATTAATTACAAAGAAAAAAGCATCTCTAACATAAGTATATCCTGCACCCATAGGAAGTTTTCTAACATCATTTCCCATCCAATTTGATCCCATTGGAGTTTGACGATACATATCTGCTGCTAATGGAAGAAGAATATCTTCTAATACTGTTACAGTATCTAAAGATATATATTTATAAGGATTTTTACCTATTTTAGATTTTACTTCATTGAGTTCTTTTATAATTTGTTTTACAACATCTAAAGAATGAACTCCTTGTTCTTCAGCTTGTTTAGGTACATTTATTTTTAAACCTTCAACAAAATCAGAACCACCTTCCAAATCTACAATTAAATTGTTTTCAAGATTTGCTAAACAAGTGGTTTTACCTGATTTAGGTTGACTAAAAATTATTAATTTTTTTGGGTTTTTTCTACTTGCCCCTATTTTTTTTTGAGGTAATATCATTAATTTTATTTTTACTATTAAATTTCACATCCTGCACCACTACACGCAGCTTCTCCACTAAGATTAGTATTATCTTGTAATTCAATTACTTTAGATAAATCTACATCTTTTAATACAGACATCATTTTTTCATAAGTTTCTTCACTACAATCTTCAAATGGAGTTTGTTGATATGTACCACCATTATAAGGTAATACACTAAGACCATTATAATAATCTTTATTTACCCACATCCATTCACCAACAATTTTCCATTCATCTGGTCTAACAGAAACAGTACAAGATACATTATGTGTGTTTTGTCCTCTTACATGTCCATTTTTTACCCAGTTTTTAGAAATAAATTTAACTCTTTCAAGTAAATCTAATGTTGATTCATGTCTTGTTATAGCTCCTTCTGGAGCTTTTTGTGGAACAGAAATTACAGATTGAGTATTAGGACTAAAATATTCATCTTCAAGCAATTCAGGATGATATATTGCTAAATATGAATATATCGCTTCATTTTTTCCTAAGCGCATTCTACGAATATAATAATCATTATGCCATGCATGTATACCTGAAGAAGTACCAAGCACAAGACTAGTAGTTCCTGCGGGTTTAACTGCGGTAGTTCTGGCTGCAGCATTAATACCAATTATTTCTGCTAAATTTACATTTTCACTTTTGACAATTTCAGAAGCTTGTTCATAATCTAATTGTAAATTACTTTCAGAAGCAATACCAGTCATAGAAACACCTAATAAGGCATCTTTTTCAGTATTTTTTCTCCAAATGTCTCTTAAATAGTGAAAATCAGTATAACTTGCTTGTAATGTTGCAATAAAAGATGCAGCTCTAGCTCTATTATTTAAATCATTTTGATCTAATATATCAGACATATTTATTTCCACAAGATTACAAAACTGATATGGTCTTAAAGCAATTTCACAACACAATTTTATTACTCTATATATATATTATAGAGGATTAGTCATTTCTGCTAATCTCTTCATTTCCCAATGAAGTTTGGACTATCTCATCATCTGATTTCTCAGAGTTTAACGTAGGAATAGGAAACTTATACTCAAAAGATTTAAAAATATATGGTTTGCATCCTTCATATAATTTATTATAATCTTTATTTCTAAGTCTCAATTCGTAATATCCTTTGTTATTTACAACATTAAACATTATTCCTAAATTTTCTTCAATCGCTTTTTTTATCAATAAATTATCTCCATATGAAAATGAATTTGTATGAATATACAAATTAGATAGTCTTCCATCTTTTGTAGATGAAGAACCATCATCTTGGATTAATATTGTTAAAGATTCAAAATCTAATAATTTAAGATAATGAGGATTAATTACTTTCTTATTTTGTAAATACAATCGTTTTCTTAATTTTTCATAAATAGGATGAGTCCTACTTCTGATAACTTTATTTTGAGAATGATTTTTATTTTTAATTTTTCTATCATACTCTGAACAATTGGTAATATTTTCTAAAATACTTTTTTTCCACATCAAATAATCTAAATTATCAACATTATGTGAAATAGATATTCTTGAGTTTTTACCATGTTTCTCTAACGATCCGTCTCCCATTATAAAAAATGAGAGTAATTTAATTAATTCTTTTCTATTCATAGTCTCTACACAACTCATATCGAGTTAGCACGGGATTTTCTGTTCTAGATTTTCCCCGTTTTTAGTTAAATTTTCTATGTTAATCACTTAACAAAGCCCCCGTTGAGGGTTTGTACCCCAATCTCTATCATTAGTTAAATATATACCAGGCTCACCACTTCCTGATGCTTCAATTCTTTCCCAAACTTTATCAAATGTTTTTTTGTCAATTTTATGACGTAATAAAGTTACAGAATTGTTTGCTCTACCTCTTTGAGGATTAGTTTCCCACCAATTACCAGCTTTACAATTTAACATAGCATCACTATCTAAATCAAATAAACTAATCATAGCAGCACGTCTAATACCTCCTGCCAATACTGCATCTGCAATATGACATTGTATATCGTGACATTCAATATCAGTTAATTTAGAAGATTCTTCTTTTTCTCTTAAAATAGCTTCAATTTTTACTAATGCTATTCTTAATGGTTCAGGACCAGGTGCTTTACCACCAGCTGTAACTAATAGCGCTCCTTTTGGTCTAATATCTGACAAATCAAATTCTATATGTGAAGTAATACTACCAGTATAAGATTTAAATAATGTTTTAATAGCATCAGCCCAACCAATAATACTGTCCTGAACAACGTATTTTTTCTTTCTATTATAATTAGGTTTTCTAATTTCAGGTAATTTGTCAATATGGTGATTTTGTACACTATAACCAACCACGGTTTGTTATCGTAGCTTTTTTAATTACTACTTCTGTATTTTCTTTTGTTATATACAGTTCAGACTATCTCTTCATTTTTATAAAAAAAATGTTGGACGCTCTTGGATATATTATATTCTAATTAAAAAAGAAGTTTCAGCCGCTGCTTCACCGTAAAATTCCCTCTTTCAGAATTCACTGTTATCTTCTTTTATAATTAGTTTCAATATCTAGTCGTTGCACCTTCAAGTAGTGTTTAACTACAAGCTTGGCTCAGGATTGTCCACTTCTGGAGTTTCCCTGAATTCATCCAATTTTACACGGGCGTTGGAAATATAAAATTGCTCCTTATATAATTTATCAATATTTCTTCGTATAGTAGGTGAAGATACTTTTAAATAATTAGCAGTCATTTTAAAACTTTCAAATTCTAAAATTTCATTATTTACAGTGTTGTAAATAAATATTTTTTTATTATTTTGTTTAAAATTTAATCTCCCAATATATTTTCCTGGATTTTCACCATAAGTTATTTGATAGTTTTTCCATCTTTTAACTTTTTTACTTAATACTTTTTCTAAACTACTTTGAGGAACATTTAGTATTTTAACACATTCTGAACAAGAATTAAAATTTTGTATAAAATTACCATTTAAATCAAAAATAGAAATTTTAACAGTATTTGTTGGTTTAATTAAATTATTTTCATACTTATATTTTAAAGTATTACTTATTTTTAATTTTTGAGAATTTGATATAATTTTATTTTTATAACCCTCTCCTCTATCATCATGGTTTGTTAAATTATAATTATATTTTAAAGCTTTTTTAATATAATTTTTTTCAACTTCATGTGAATAAGACCAACCTTCTACAATTTTTAATTCTTTTATTTTTGGTATTAAACCTTGTTTTAATAAAGATTGAATCCAAAAATCCCGATGTGTCTGTTTTAATTTGGATTTTGAAATATGACCAATTAATCTTTTATTTAAAGATTGCGTTGTTCTACCTATATATCTTATTTTACAAGTTATAGGATCTATTAATGTGTATATTTTTACTTTCATAATACAAATATACAATATTTTTATTTAATTTCCAAATATTTTACTAATTATTTTATAATTTTATTTATTATACCCGTACCACCTAATAGTAAAAACATAGTTTCACTAAAACTACGTATATCATCAATAGGTAAAAAAGCACAATTGTAAATTCTAGAATTATTTAAGTTTATTGCTCTACCACCAAACTGTAACGAACGCATTGATGGTAATATTTTTTTAGGAAATACAAAATCTTTGTAAATTCCTCGAATATCTGCTTCTAATTGCGGATATTTTGTAATATGCATATTCATATTACGAGTAACTAATTCCTCCCAAGTTTCTCTTCTTTCTAACTCAGGTAGATATTTTGCATATTTTGTATATACAGTAATATCACTTAAAATTTTTTTATCTAACTCCATTCAATCTCTCTGCAAAAATTTTAATTATCTTCCTTTAAATTCTGGATAGAGTTCTTTTGCCCTATCACTTTGATAATATTCTTTAGTATCTATATTCATAACTGTAATTCTACCAAACCATCCACCTCCTGTGTCAAGGTTCCATATATTTGCAGCATGCATAGGAGTATCTTTTCCCCAAAATTCTGTTGAAGTATGTCCAATGAATATTTCTTTGAACTCATCAACCATTTTAAATTTTGGTTTATAATTAGCTATAGGATCAGGAACATCATGAACAGGACATCTATCCATACCTACCATAGATTCATAAGATAAAGCTTGACTCCACAAATCTCTATCCCACCAATAAACAAATTCATCCTGATCTTCTAACTTATAATGTCTGTTAAAACCACCATGAATAAATAGTCTACCTTTTTCATCTTCGTAATAAGGTAACTGATTCTTAAACAAATCCCTATGAGACTGAGGAATCATATAAGGTTTTAAATTTCTTAAAATACCCATATGTTGTTCATCAATAGCTCTTGCAGGGTTACCATTAATCATACAATTTTTAGCGTAAGAAAATCCTGTTGCAGCTTGTCCTTGTTGCCAATTTGTAGCTGGAATACCTGTTGTAAGAAAATCATTCCACCAATCATCATGGTTACCTTTAACTAAATGTTTATTTTTGATTTTAAGTAATTCTTCAATTACTTCAAATGTTTCAGAATGACCATCACATAAATCACCTAATGAAATAAGTTCATCATTTTCATAATCAAACCCTGCTCTTTGTAAAGCTTGTTTAAAACCTTTATAGTTACCATGAATGTCACCTACTACAAATTTTCTTTTATTTTTCATGTTCTATTAATTTTTTTCTTAAAGTTTCAATAGGAAACGTAATAGGACCATATTCTGAATCAGAACAATCAAAAATTACTTGATTTCCTACTAAACTTAAATAAGCGTTTCTGTTGTATTTTGCTTCACCTAAAAAAACATAAGACATTTTGACATCTTGGTCAGTCTGACTAATCTGACTAGTCTGACTAACCAGACTTTGTAATTTTTGAATGTACAAAATAGCATCCATTAATTCTTGTTTTAAGTGTTCTAAAAAATCATCAGAATTATTTTCAGCTAACGTTGTACCATATTTTTTAATACCTAATTCAGAACGTTTTCTGAATTGATTAATTATACTTTCTACAATAGAATCTGTTTTACTCATTACTAATTTATTTTAGTTTATAAATTTTCTTTGATGAATCTGAAGATGATTTTTATTATCTTCAGATTCAAACTTCAGAAAAGACAATATTCTGTCAATATTGTCGATAAACATAATTATTTTACTTTAAAAACTTCTCCTGCAATTTTAATTGCATTAATAGTTCTTGGGTCAACACTACGATAACCTTTATCTTGTGCAGAATACATACGAATATATCCTGTACGAGTAGTATTTTCTTTTTTACACAGTCCATTAATAGTTCTGTCATTACCATCTTTCTTTACAAAAGTTACAGTAAAGAATTTACCAGCATTGTCATTAATCATGCTGACTGCTTTTGTTCGAGTTATTGTTTTATTTTTACTCATTTTCATTAATTTTAGATTTTAAACCTCTTGATTTTTTAGTGAATACTCCTCCACTAACTGTTTTTACATTTTTGTCAGGTGTTAAACCCATACCTCCAATAGTGTAAAATATTTTTCTTCTTGTTTTCTTTTCTGAAGCCATTAGAATATGTTTAATTGTTTTAATTTATGTAACTGATTATCATTTACAAGTGAGAAATTATCATCATTCATATCAACATATGAATTAGTACAATAAATACCATCAAAATATTTATTAAGTTCTTTTAAACCTTTTGAAAATATTCCATGAGTTATTATTAAATATATTTTTGGTTGCTCAACAGAATTATGAACTCTATCTCTAATAGTTTTTGCAATATTAATAAATGTTGCGCCACCATCACAAATATCATCTATAATAATAAGATCTTTACCCGTAAATTCATAAGGTACATTTACTTTACTTAATTGACCATGTTCATCACGAGACTTACTACAAGTAATAATATCTCCTTTATAACCAATTTGTTCAGCTACTTTAAAAATCTTTTTATTTGCACCAGAATCTGGAGATACTAAAATAAAATCATCATCATAAAATTTTCCAGTATCTTCTGATAATTTTAACATAGAAGAGAGACTAAATTTAATTAAATCTAAGTTACTATTTTTGTTAAAATTATTTAAACAAGCTTCTAACACATCACTATGAGGATCTAAAACAGTTACAGAATCAAAATTCAAACTATTGATAATAGGACAAATTACATCTTTAAGATAATTATTAGAACCTTCTTCAAATTTTCTATCACTTCTACTTCCTAAGAAATAAGGAGTATAAAGATTAATATTTTGAATTCCTAATTCTCTTAATGATTTTGTAGCACAAATAATTAATTCTAAATCTTTAAAATTGTTTAATCTTGCTTTTATTTGAACATCTGTTCTTAAATGAGGTTCACCATATTGATAATCTTCATCTTCAAAAAGATCTTTACAACTTAATATTTTAACTTGTTGTTGACCATCTGGAAATCTAGAAATTTCATATTTAATTTCCAAATTTTTAGACAACTATTTTTAAATTATTTATAACCATCGGTTAAATATAAACTGTTTATTTTAAATGACATGTTTTAATTTTTTATTCTTGTTATAATATCCTCATATCCAATAAGAATATTGTTAATCCACTTCTCATCTACTGTGTTCATAAGAACAAGTATGTGTATCTGTGCTTCGTGATTTTTTCTTTTTCTAATAATTCTACCTATTCTTTGAAATAAATTCTTAGGGTTAGAATTACATTGAAGTATTACTCCAATATCAAGATTTTTAATATTTTCACCTTCATTTAAAGATTCAACTACACCTAATCTGTTAATTTTTTCATTAACAAATAAATCATAGTATTTATCAGTTGTTTTAGAATGATAAATTTCAGTCATAATTTCCTCAATTTGTTTAATGCTTTGAGAAAATATTAAAATTCTTTTATCTGAAGGTAATTTAGCTAAGAGTTTCTTAGCATATTCTGTTTTTGTACTAGAATTATAAATAAATCTTGCTCTTAAAAGATAATCCATTTGAGTAGGAAAAGCTTTTTCATCTATTTTTTTACATAGATATTCATACATACCTTTTTCTGACTGAAGAAAACTTATTTTCTTAGTTTTTACTCTAATGTTTCTAATAACATTAAGATTTAATTCATGAAGATAAATTTTAAGAGGTGCCACAATTCCGATTTCAATAGCTTTTTTTAAAGATAATTCATATATAATATTACATTTTAACATGTTAAATAATATATGTTTTTTTTGGTCATCTCGTGGAATTGTTGCAGTTAAAACTAATAATTTTAATCTTTCATGATGATTTTTAAATGGTTGTACATTATTTATACTTATATTATGACCTTCGTCTAAACAACAACCATCATATTGACTTAAATCTATTTTAGAAAGACTTGCGTAACAACATCTGGTAATATAAGTGTTATAAATATGTAATTTATTCCATTTTTTAAATTCTTCTTTCCAATTTTTATCTCGTAATTTTTCAGTAGGAACTACTAATAACCAAGGTTTTTTTTCTTTAGAAACTATATCTATTAAAATTTTACTTTTTCCTGAACCAGTAGCTAATGCAGCAGTACCTTTACAATTATTTTCGTACCATTTTTTTTCTACATCTTTCTGTATTTCTTCTTGCAAGTTCATTATCAAGTTTTAATTTTAATATTTCAAAAGCTAGATTTTCATTCATCGTCATAGATCCTTGAAAAAATTCAAATTTTTTATCAGATAAGATAAGAGTTTTTAAATCTTCTTCAATATGAATATTACATCCTCTTTTTTTAAATCCAAAATGTTCATTTAAAGGTCTTAAACGACAACCATATGTAGATGAAAATTGGATATTTAAAGAAACAACTATAATATTATATTTAATTTCAGAACCTTTTTTAGTTTTATGATAAATAATTTTAGCCATTTAATTTTTCAATTTTTTGTTTAATTATTTCTTTACCTAGCTTAATATTATTTATATCCTCACTTAAAAATAAATTTATAACATTATCTTCTAAAAAAAGATTTATTTTTATTTCAGATTTAAAAAAATCTGAAGCTAGAAAAATGTTTTTATGAATAATATCATTAATTATTAATAATTTTAATTCACAAATTCCAATTGTAAAATTATTTTTAGTATCTCGATATAAAATAGTATACTCTTTCAAAATTATTTTTTTAAAACTTCATATTTTTCAATAATTAATAAACAAGAATCACCAACTTTCCATTGATTTTCTAAACTAAATGGAATTTCAACTTCTATAGTATTTTTATTATCTTGTACCCATATTCTAGGAAGAGTTGCGACTCTTCCAACATGTCCTTCAGAAAAAGCTGAAACTTTACCTTTTATTACTTCTTGACCAACATGTCTATATTGAGGTTCTTCACAAGAAAACAATGATATTAGAAACAATAAAAATAATATTTTTTTCATTGTTGTAGTTTATTACGTTCATCTCTAAGTCTTGCAGCATCTTCATAACGTTGTTCTGCTACAGCTTCTGCAATTTTAGTATCATATTCCTTAATAACTTCATTCTTTGTTTTCTTAGGAACATATACTGTAACAATTTTAGTCATTGTATCGTCATGAGAAGTAAATGTTCTTGTAATAATTTTACAATCTTCAGTATTAGTGATTTCTTCACTAACAATTCCTAAATCCACTAATTCTGAGAAATTTAATCCTTCTTGAATACCGTTTAATAACCAATCAATAATTGTTTGTTTCATTTTATTTATCTTTTGTTTCTGTTAATTGAAAATTTTTCCAGATCATACTTGATCCTTTTTTAAATTGAGTAAAATCCCAATGTTCTCTTCTGGTTTCAACTCTGAATAACCAGTCAAAATACATTCCCCATCTTGAAGCTACGTATGGTGATGTATTTAGTGTGGGAGCAGTATTAACCTCCAGTACATAAGCAGTACCTCCACATAACATTACATCAACACCACTCATATCTAAACCAATTGCGGCTGTAGCTTTAAGGGCTTCTTCTAAAACACATTTAAGATTTTGATCATCTACTTGATTCCAAGAAATATAAGTAAAAGGTTCTGTATCATTTTGTGCTCTATTCCAAGCAATGTTACCATTATTAGGATTAGATTTTTCCATTACTGCTAACACTTTACTATGTGCACAGTGAATTCTAAACTCTCTTTCTTTATTAATAAATTGAGAATAATACCAACTGGAATTATTTCTAACGTAATGATTTACAAATTCTTCTCTTGTATTTAAAACTACAAAGTTTTTTCCTTTTGAATGTGTAAATGGTCGTGCAATAATAGGTAAATATTCTTCTCTGAATGTATCAGGTGTTACAAGAGCAGGTGTGTTTACATTGTTTGCTATAAATGTTTCTCTTGATAATCTTTTATCAGTAGCAATAGCAATTGCTTTAGATTGATTATAAACAATTGTTGTTTTATCAGTATCTATTTCTTCTCTTGTTCCCCAACGAACAACTATCGAGTTAAGAAAACTCATAGTTTTTTCTTTTATTAGCGTTCTAGTATTATTTGTGAATACACGATAATATTGTTTAAGTAGTTTTCTACCAATTTTACTAAACACTTGTCTTCTTTGAACTAACGTTCCAGATGACATAGACGCATATACTTCTAAAGTTGAAGGTCTACCATGTTTTCCAGTTAGTATTATTTTATTTTTCATTTTTTGATATTTTTAATTCTTTGTTTAATTATTTCTACAGCTAATAGAAATTGTAAATGATCTGATGAAAAAAGTAAATCATATACTTTTTGTTTTATAAAAGTATGTGAACTTCTTATTTTACGAGGTTTTAAAAAAAATTTATTAATTTCAGAAATAGTTTCATTATTTATTAAATTGTATATTGTTAAATATTTTTCATTCTTTAAAGGAATTTCATAATAACTAATTAATTTATTATGTTCAGCAATTTCTATTTTATAAATTTTTAATTTTATTATTTTTTCTTCCATTTTATAGGAGATCTTAAATATTCATAATAATTTGGAAATATTTGTTTAAATATCACAGAAGCTAAACTTAAATTAAGTTTATCTGAACTTTCTAAAAGAAGAAAAAAATATTCAGGTATTTCCACATATTTAACTCTTTCTAAAACATCTACTGTAAAATTTGAAAAATCATATTTTCTAGTAGATAACTTATAAAAAATCCATTTGTAGTTTTTACCAATTGATTTACTTGGATCATTTATTATATTATTAATGTAATTATCTAAAATTATAATATTTAAATAGTAATACTGTTTTTTAATTCTACTTTTTTCAATTCTAAAATATACAGAATCACCATGATATCCTTTTACTTTTACAGTAGCTATTTCTTTTAATGTTTCATTCTTTTTCATAAAGAGTATTAATAATTTCCCAAGCTAATTTTAAATTATCTCTATCTTCTTGACTCGCTACAATCATCTCTACAAGATTACCTAATTCAAGATATTTATGTTTTCCTTCAGGATAACACATTTGTTTATTATATATTGAACGATATATAACTTCTCTAACATTATACATTTGAATAGTTTTAGAAGATGTCCAAATTTTAATAACACTTGGAGTATCTTCTTTTTCTATTTTTATGTGAACTCGATAAATACTCATATTTTATCACATTGAGCTTTTAAAATTTCAATTCCTAGTTTTTTTGTTAAAGGATCTGAAGAATCTAACATACTAAATCCTATATCAGATAATTCATGATCTCCCATAAGTTCAACTTCATCACTAAATATTGAGTCAGAATATTGAATTTCAGGAAAAAATACATGTTTAATATCTGAGTTAACTAGTAAATAAAGTACACTTGTTCTCTTATTAATATAATAATCTTTACAACTACTAAGAGGAATTATTTCATAATAAGTTCTAGGATTAAATCCTTTCTTTCTAACTGTAACAATAGATATTTCACATCTCATTTTTTAATCTTTTAAAATCAGTTTTTTATCAATTCTATCTTTAAAAATTTTAATAATTGCTTCATTTACAATTTTAGATCTGTCTTCATCAATATGATCAATCCAATTTATTTCAGTTGTATATTCTGTTTCACCATATTCATCTTCATAAAGTTTATTAAAAGTAATTAAAAATCTAATTCCATTATATTGTCCTTTATAAATTTTAGTAAATTCATGTGGTGAATTATTTATACCTATTTTATTTATGCTCATTATTTCTGTTGTTTATAACTATTTGTTTTACTTTTTCTATTTCAGAAGATTGATCTGCTTTAGGTAATTCTTTGAAATAATTAACTGCTCCATTAAAATATAGTGCACAAATAGTACCAGCTCCACCAGATCTTCCTCCTAAAATTTCTAAAAAACGAATATTATCTTTAAAAAATTTTATATCATAACCTTCATATTCTGGTATATGATGTCTGAAAGGACTAAATAATCCAAAAATAACATTTGCATCTTGTTGTGTTGTTTTATTTTCACCTAAACCGTCAAGTGTTGGCCTAAGTCTATTTGCTTTCATATTATCAACAGATTCTTGAGCTGCAGCTTGTTGTTGAATTAATACTGGTATTTGATAATATTTATTTCTTAATTGAATAAAATATTTACTTGACAAATCTCCAATAGCTTGAGCTACAGTTCCTCCATTTTCAGTTGAAAGTAATTTTGCGTGATCAACAATACACATTACATATTCTTCTGGATTATTTTCTTCATAATAATCATCTACTTCTTCATTAGTAAAAGCAACATTTTTTTTATGTTGTTTTCCATTTTTTAAAGCATACGATCTCATATAATTAAATATTCCAAAAGGGTTTCTAATATTATCAATAAATTCTACACAAGATAAAAATTCATTAATATAATCAGAATGAGATTCTATAAAATCTAAAACTTCAGAATTTATAGGATTTCTAGCACTAGATAAATCTGTAGGAGAAATTATTAAGCGCATATTACTCATAACAAAAACTAAATGACATAAAAATTGTAAAGTTTTTTCTTCTTTAGACATTTCTAAAGAAAAATACTTAATTACTAATTTAATAGGTAATTTTTTTTCTTTTATTTGTCTAAAAGGATTGTATACGAATAAAAAATCAGTAATTTGTGTTTTACCAACTTTACTATTTGCTGTTAAAAGATAATATTTTGCTTTTTCAATACCAGGATTAAAGGCTTCAAACTTAGGTAACCCCCAAGGGATGCAATTAATTTTTCCTGTTAAAACTCTTTCTCTACGATCTTTTATATATTTAAAAACTCTATCAAATAAACTCATTTAATTATTTTCATTTCATGAACCCATATCGATTTAGGAGTTCTTTCTCTTTTTATTTTTTCTTTAACCATTATCATTGCATTGTATGCATTGTTAGCAACAATTTGTTCAACAATTTCATAAGAATCATCTATTCTAATATGTAGTTCATAATTTGTCATTAGCTTTTATAGAATTTTTGTGAATATGTTATTCCATTATAATTTCTAACTTTAATAATATACCATCCTATAGATAAAGATGAAACATCATTATTTTCAGAAACAAGTTTTCCTGAAAGATCATATATTTTTAATGTATAATTTTTTAAATTAAATACATTTATAATATTGTCTTTTACAAAGATTTTAACACCTAAATTATTTACAATGTATGTTTGTTGTAAATCATTATAACCTTGTGATGTCCAAGTATTTAAATTAGCAAATCTTATAGAATAAGCAATATTGTTGTTTTCAGGTAAATTTAAATATAATTTATATGTACCATTAGGTAAACTATATTGCGATAAATCTGTAGCTATAGTACTTGTTGTGTTTTTAAACCATTTTCTAGTATTTACTTGTAATAAAAAAGGATAATCTATATTTGTAGTTGTACTTTTAAAAACTAGATAAACTTTTCTATTTTTCATAATATTACTAAAACCTGTATTATTTAAACTAATATTTAACCAGTTTCCAATAATTTGGCTATTTAATAATTCAAATCTGTAACCGAGTCTTTTTCTAACTTCTGTTAATTCTGTAGCACTCCAAGAAGATAATACGGAAGTATTATAATCAATATTTAAAGTTAACCAATTAGTTAAATTCATTTCATTTAAAGCATTAGAACCTAAAGTTCTAGGTTGATTAACTTTACAAGTTTCACCTGTCATTGGTATATATTTACTATCATTTGATAAAAATAAATAATCAGATGTTCCTACAGGATTACCTGTTTGACCTGTACCACTATATGTACCAGAATCTCCCCATTCATTTAAGAAACAATCATTATAAAATCCAACTCTTGAATTAAAAGAATTTACAAAAGCTGAAGTATCGTTTAATTGTGTTGTTCCATAAATTGTTTTTTTAATAGTAACATATCTTACTTGAATTGGAATTTCAGAATCAATATTATTAACCAAATTATCAAGAACTTCTTTTCTGTTATTCCATTGCGTTGTATTAATAATATCTCTTTCCCCAAATTCAGAAGAATTACCTGTAGTATACCATTCACCCCATGTACCAATAAATCCAGCTTGTAAACTAATAATCACATCTTTATTATTATTAATTACAGAAGATAATTGTTGAATATGTTGTAGTATTAAAGATTTTACAGGCTGTTGAACAGCTAAAGTTTCATCTTTACTATATACAAATCTAATTACAGCTTTTAATCCTGAACTTCTTAAAATATTAAAATCATTTTGAACATTAGTTAAATAAGAAGAACTAATTGTTGTTGTTAAAAATTGATTTAAATAAAATTGACGATTAATCACAGTAATACCTTCTACTGTTCTGTAATTTGTTAAAACAGATTGTTGTAAAGGTACATATACAGTTGGTGCTGAAGAAGACATTGAACTTAATTGATGATAAAAACCTCTTTCAGGATTTGTAACAACATTAGGGTCTACTTGATAATTTATTACTTGTGCTTGTAAATTAACACAAAACAATAATAAAAATAATTTTTTCATTCTATGATTTTTAAATATTTTTTTTGATCAGAAGATTTTATATAACCTTTATATTTTCTATCTTTATACGAAAATAATGATAAATCTCCAAATGAATCTTTTTCAGCAAAAAGAATATCTCCAAAAAGCATTAATCTTCTTTTACCTAAAGTAGTAAAATTTGTTATAACTTCTAACTTCATGATGTTAAAAAATAATAAGTTAATAATAATTGTAAATAATGTAAAAATTGATCAAAACCAATACTTACAAAAAAATTATGAATTTTTTTATCTTCCCATAATTTAGAATTTAATCTACTAGTAAAAAAATCAGTTACTGTATGTGCTATAAAAGTAATACTAGTAAAACAAATTAATTGACTAAAAGATAAATTAGTACTGAATAAGAAATATTTAGAAGAAGTTATAATTCCTAAAATAAACCATACAATACTATAAGTAAAAGTATGTTCTAATAAATATTTCATACTTTTACTTTTATTTGTAGCTTGTTTGTCTGTTTGTGTTACAAAGTCTGCAAACCAATGTACAAATAAAATACTTAATACAATATATATATTAATCATCTAATTCTGACAAAAAGAACATTAATATAATAACTCCAAAAATAATTGTCGTCATATTTTAAATTGAATTTGTAGTCCAATCATCGTTAGAATTTGAAACATTATCTTCAGACATTGTTTCAAGAATAATTTCAAATTCTCTTTGATTTAACCAAGTTAATGAATTTTTCATATACGTCATGTTATTGTTTTTATTATTAACATCTTTACGTAATTTGATTTCATAACGTAATGCTTTAATAATATCTTCATGAAGTATTCCTTCAGAAAGTAAAGAAAGATATTTTTTTTTACATATTTCTTTATTTCCTTTTAATAAACGAGTTCTTCGATATATTCCGTGCTCATCAGAACTAGGAAATGTCATCCAAAATTCGTCAAATTTATGTTGATTACTAATTGTTTTCTTTATTTCAGGTGTTTCTTTTAAAACAGTATTTTTTTTATTAACAAAAGAATCTATTAAAAGTCTTCCTTTTTCTCTTAAATGAAAAGTTAATACTTCATTTTCATTAAAAGCTTTTATAAGACCTTTTGCTTCTAAATCAAGATATGTGTTTAACATATCTGATTCGTAATATATCTTTCTAGAATTTGTTTCATAGCTGTATAGTTTATATAAAGCTAAAAATTCATCAAAAGATAATCCTAAACGCTCAATTTCATCAATCAACTCTTCCCACATACGCGTATTATAAATCAAAAATATAGCTCATACTTAAACTATATTCCATTTTTCGATGTTCAAGTTCATAATTTTCTGTTAATATTTCATGAACTTCTTTTGGTGATACTTCAATATTTAAAGTATCTTTAATTTTTTTAGAAATTATGTTTACATCTGTTGTTTTATATGACTCAGAAACTAATTCTGTATAAAATCTTTTTTCTAAATTCTCATTCATTATTCATTATTAAAATAATGTTAATTGATTATGACGATCTATTTCGTCAATAATTTCTTGTGTTTTACTAATATAATATTGATAATTAATTTTATAATCTTCCCAAGATTTTTCTTTATAATTATTAAAAAGTTTAACACCTTGTCCAACATTTACATGTTGAAATGTACCTGTATCATATTTTCTTTTATATAAATAAGGTGCTGTTTTAGAAAAATAATATCTATTTAAATTTTGTTGTTTTTCACCATTATGATAAACTGTAAAATCTTTACTAATCTTATTAGATTTACAATAATCAAATATACTAATATTATATTTTTCAGGATTTGATATGAATTCTCTAGGATTAATGTTTTTAGTATAATACGCATTTAATGCTTTAGATATTATTACTTCATCACATGAATCACCTAAAGGTATTTCTCTTTGTCCTTTTTCATTAAAAGGTAATTTAAAAAGACCTTTTCTTTTAACATCTCCTTTTTGAGTTATTGCTATATAATTGTTAACATTTTTGTAAAATATTTTTTCATAAACTTCATGTTCTAATTTTAAATTAAATAATTCAATAGTTTTATCAAGAAGTTCATAATATTTATTTTCTTGATCTACAGGCACAATAACTTCAATACCATCTGTATTAGCAGAAACAACTTTCCAATTATTTATAATACATACTTCAATACATTTTGTTAGAATTAATTGACCTATAAGTCTTAATCTCATAGCTCCTTCAGGAAAATATAAAAAACAATGTTCCATATCTAATAAACCTGAAGTTCCATTAAGAATAAGTTTAAAAAATAAATCTTTTTGTTTTTCTTTATTTTTTTTAGCAATAACTCTTTCTGTTTTAATATTTCCATATTGTTCTAATACTTCTGGAAATCTTATACATTTTTTGTTAATTATTATGTTAGGATATAGACTTTCAACATCTGAAGTAATAACTTTATGTGTATCTGTAGTATAATATTTTTCATTTTCATTTACAGAATGTAATCCTCCAATACCATAAGTTAACATAATACTAGTATTATTATAATTAACTGGTAAATTTTTACTAAAACTATTAGTAGAATTTAAAATTTCTTCATACAATTTTTTAAAAATAGGTAATTCAAATTTAGGATCAAATCCTGTAAGAACATCTTTTAAGTAAATTGTATTTTTAATAAATCTAAGATCTCTTGTTAATTTAAGATTTTTACCTGTTATTTCACAATAATTTTTTAATAACGCTTCAAGAGCTACTTTTGGAGCATCCCAAGACCAACAAAATAAACCATAATCTTTAACAACATTATGTCTAAGAATAATTTGTTCTTGTTGAGCATCTGTAAGCATTTCTAAAATACCTAAATCATGAGTATAATTATAATATCTTAATATAGGTAAATCTTCTTTTTTTAAAATAGTATCGTGCTTATATGGTAATTCCTGTATTACAGGATAGCCTAATTGTACACCTAACGCTTTAAGACTAATTTTTTTAGATATTCTAATACCTTTAGACCAATATAAAAATAAATCTATATCAATCCAACCCGTATTCATATATTTAATTTTTTTAGTTGCTTCGTCATATACTGTAGTATTTATAATTTTATCTGAAAACCATTTTAAATCTGCAGTAATATTATCCCAACTTAAATTTTTATAATTTTCATAATTACTAAGATAATATTTAATAACCATATTGTCATAATGAATACCGTTAAAACTTATAAGAAATCCTGTAAAAGTCATAAAAAAATGAAAAATTAATTCCCGATCATCTTTTTCTTCACTTATTTCATAAAAAGTAATTTCTTTAGTTTCATAATCTTTAATTCCTACACAAAAAAAATTTTTAAATATTTCTATGTCGTATAATTTTTTCTTCATTTCTAATATTTAAAAGTCAAACAAAAACTCCATAATAAATTACGGAGCTGTTGTTATTAATTTTTTATAATATATTTGTTAGGCTTAAACTGAACAGGTCGTTCAAATCTTAATTCTTCTTTTTCATTTTGAATAAAAGAAGATAATATTTTAACTTCCCTTTTAATTTTTGAAAGTTCAGATCTACCAGACATATTATAAAAAATCAATATTTTTATTCAGTGATTTGGTTTGCTTTCTCATCGTATTGAATTTACCAGAATGATTATTCAACTTCAAAAGTTACAGCATGTAAATCATGACAAATATCATTAATATGTTGAACAACTTTTGTAAGATCTAAAGGTTTTCCTTTCTCATCATAAAAAAATTGTTTATTAATGTTTTGACTTTGAAACGTACCGTCTGCAAATTTAAAAGTTATAGTTCCGTTTTCTTTGTCTTTGATACGAAGTAGCGTAGCAATCAAGTTATCTAGTTTAGACATTTTAAGAAGGATTTAGCAAATTTTCAATGTTTGATAGAACCCCTTTGGATTCTTCAATGGAGTTTTTAGATGCTTCAATTTCAGCATCAATTTGATCACGTTGTAAAACAAGATTTTCAACGTAAACTTTTTCTTCATCAATTACTTTGAGAAGATCTTCTTTCATTTTTGTAAAAACAGAAACAATTTTTGTTCTTTTTTTACTAAATTTGGCTGAAGATTTAACCAAAAAACCAAATAATAGTTTTTTAACCATTTATACTTCTAAGGTTTTTACTGTTTCAAAGAATTTGTTTCCTACTTGTTGAGGATCCACATCTTTAATTAAAACTTGTTTTTTTTGACTCAAGAGATAATTTGAAACTTTTTCAACTCTAGATTCAGCAATTTCAGCTCCAACGGATTTTACAAAAGGATCATTTACATGATTACCTGCAATACCTATGAGAAGCGTTTTTGTTTCAGGAAAATATTTTCCTGCAAACGTTCTTCTCGTGTGCTTGTTGCCTGAAACAAAAGTTTCAACAATTTCAGGATTACCTCCTTTATTGACAACCTTCATTCTTTTTTTCAAAGAATGTGGTTTTTGGTGAACAAGATAGATTCTTTGTTCCATAATATAATAAATTAAAAATTACATTTTAAAAATTATTACACGGAGTAGTTTTTAAACTACCCCATGTAATAAAAACCAATCTACGACGTCCAATTCGTAGTGGTCCCACTTGGAATCGAACCAAGCACCTACTGATTATGAGTCAGTTGCTCTAACCGAATGAGCTATAGGACCCATCCAAGTTAATTAACTCTATTACTAGCGTTGATTAAAATTTGAGGATTTTTGTAAGTACTGTTTTGGACAGTATTTATCATCCATCTAATAAAATTTTTTTGTCTGTCAAGTTTTTCTGAAGGTCTTGAAGGACTTTGAGTTAATATTGCGTTCATAAATTGGTTTTTAAAATATCTTTTAAAATATTAAAATTAGAAGAATACTTATCATTTTTATGATAATTATTCAGGACGCCTAAATGAAAAAGAGTTTCTTGGAAAGATTTACTTTGATAAGTTATAAAACTTACAAATTCTTCCACATCTGCTCTTAAAATATATTTTACAACTCGAATGTTGAAAATAAATTTTTCATTACGAATAATATCATTAACAGTTCTAAGATTATAAACTGCTCGATGATTTAAATCATGTTCGATACTTGGTATATTACCAGTATACTCAGCAAGATAGGTAAAAATAACGTCATTTTGAATTTTTTCTCTTTCAAGAATTTCTTTAATTCGCATTTCATGACTGCCTGTTATTTTAATATCATCTACAAAGACAAGAATTTCTCCTTCACGAATACATGATTTATCAAGATACATCATGTCTGATGAAATAGCAGCAATACGATCTTCTTTATTCATCAATCCATAATCGTCATCATAAGAATACTCTCTAAAAATTTTAGATTGTTTAATTATGATATTTTTTTGAATAAATTGATTTGCTAAAGATGAAAGTAAATAATCTTTTAAAGCATTACTTGCTGCGGGAACATTGTTGTAAGGTGCTGCATAAAAAACTAATGTAGAACCTTCTTGAAAATCACAAACTTGAGCTAATTGTTGACCAAATTTTCTAGCTTGTGTTTTACTACCATGTTTGAATTTACTGTAGTCTTGATAAAAGTCTTCAGTAAAACTATCTGATTTAATTAAACTTATTGTCTGCATCTTTCTGAAATAATGTGATAAGCATCTTTAATTGTTCTGGAATTACTATTAATAATTATTGGTTCAGATCCAGCTCTTTTAGCACCTAAATAATCAGTATTATGATTATCACCAATATGATAATGACTTTTACTATACATTTCTTTATTAGGTTTACTAACCAAAAGATCACTACTAAAATTAAAATTCGTAAAATAATTAAAAATACCTAAATTATCAATTATTGTAAATAATGTTTTAGCTTCAAGTAATAATGTATTACTACTTAATATTAAAAGATGATTTTCTGATAATAAACGGAGATATTTAATCGTATCTTCACTATAAAGTAATGGTGGATATTTAATAGCTAAATCTTGATAAGCTCTGTAAAACTCAATAGTTTTTAATAAATTTGGATCTGAAGGACTGAAATAACTATTTAATAATTTAATAATTAATTCTTTTGAAGGTTGCCAACCAGTTCTTTCAATAATACAATCAAGATTGTTTTTGATAGTTTTAAAATTGTGATTACTAAGCATTTCACTACAAGAAAAAAACTCTTTTGTAAGTTCTGTTTTCTTTAAATGAAATAATGGAGAACTCTTAATAAGAGTTCCCCATAAATCTATACTAATATTCATTTAGACTTTTAATTTTATGACCAATTAATAGTCTTAACCCAGGCTACAATTTTAGCTCCCCAACCAAGGAAAGTTTCTAAAACCATACCTATGACAATACTGATAATAGTTGATAGCATTATTTAATAAGGTTTAAATTTCTTGCTTGAGCAACCCATCCAGGAAACTCATTCATCAATGACGGATAGAGTTGAGAGTCTGGGAAATTCTTAATATCTGAGATACTAAAGAAATTCGCATTATCAATTTTTCTACCTTTTAGATCATCAAGTTTTTGTAAAAAACTAAATGATTCTCTTCCAATACCTACAAATTGTATGAAAAAGCCTTGTTCAGACATACTTCTTACAATATCTTCAGTTTCTGATCTATCAAAATTATCACCATCAGTGATAAAAATGATATATACAGGATCTTTCATTTTACCAGGAGTACCGCCAAGACCAAGGAATGAACCTTGTTTTTTAGGTGCAAAATCACGTTGAATTTCTCTCAACACTGGAGCATAATTAGTACCACCCATAGAGTATTTACCAATTACTTTATTTTGAATGTAGCCATCCAAATTTTTCAAAGTGATGTTTTCAGGTAATTTAACTGAGCCGTTTTCAAACAAATAGAAATCAACTTCTCCATTGTCATCAAAAGCTAAACCAAGTGGTAAAATTCTTTCTACGGTATCTTGTACAGTACCGTTTGCATAAAGACTTCCCATTGAACCAGAGTAGTCCAGAGCCAGTACAACTTGAGCTTTTTGAGAACCTAATCCCATATCTTTTTTCAAGTTAAGTACTGACTCTTTTCTTTCTCTAAGCTTTACTAAATCTAACGCCATTTTATTGATGTTGAGATAATAAAGCGTTTAAATCTCCTGTAAATCCTTGACCTAAAGCACGAACTTTTAGATCTTCATTGTTCCAGTAGATTTCACCAACAATTACACCTGATTCAATTGAGAAATCCTCTTTCAAATCATAGCGAATATGTTCTTTACCATCAGAACCTTTGATGCTGCAATAAGCTCCATCAACCATTCCCATAGCTTGTTTTCTCTTATCTGCTTCGTAAATATTTACGGCAATAAGAATTTTCTTGTCTTTTGGTAATAGAGAAGAATTGATGAATAAAGTTTCATCATCTCCATCACCTTGGCCGGTACGATTGTCTTTAGTAATTACAACAGGAGCATTTGCTAAAATACTCTTAGCTGTGGCCACCACATCTGTTGAAGAAGCATACGCGACATCAGAAGAGGTTCCTTTACCATCAACATTACCATAGAAAAAGAAATTTGCTTCTGTAGCACCTTTTCCATCACTGGCATTAACAATAAGACCAACAACATCAAGATCATAATCATCTTTGACACTGCTGTCATTTTTAACATTCCAACCTAAACCAACTTGAAGTTCATTTAAGTTTAGATCAGCTTTCTCTAACTTGAGATTCTGACCTTTTTGAAGTGATAGTGACATATAAAAAATTTAAAAATTTACTAATTGTTTTTCTTACCAAACATGATAGGAAATAGGAATACAGTCAATGTAATAGCACTAAATATTAAATCAGTGTTATGTCCATTAAGAATTGCGTGAATTTTTGTTTCTGGAAAGAAATCAAATATTCCTGCTAAAGCCATTTTAAGACCTAATAGTAATATTACGTAAAATACACTTAATTCTAATGAAGGATATTTATTAAGTATTGATGAAAAATATTGTGCAACAAATCTCATAGCTAATATACCTAATGCTACAGCACTACATACAATCCAGAAATTATTACTTAGACTGACAACTGCTACCAGATTATCAATACTAAATACAATATCTAAAAATTCCACCATTACTACTGTAGTCCAGAATTTATTTAAACCTATCCAATTACATAATTTTTGTAACCAACCTGGTTCTTTTCCTTCTTCAACACTATCAGGTTCTACTGTTAAATGTGTGTAAAACAAATGACATAAATACAATCCACCTGCAATTTTAAACCACGCTCCTACAGAAGGATTATAAATAATCCAACTTACAAAAGCTAAAGATAATCCTCTAAAAAGATAAGCTCCAATAATACCATATGTCATGGCATGTTTTCTTTGTTTCTCATCTTTTAAATTTTTGTTAACAATAACTGCAATAACGCTCGCATTATCAACACTAAGTATAACTTCAATCAATAAGATATTAAGAAATACTAAAATACTTGTTGTAATCATAATAATTGGTTTTAACTGTTTTCTTTTTTTTTTAATTTACGTAATGTTTGATCTTTTCAATATTTATATTATTATGCTGATAACCTTTCTTGAGTTGGTTACGAGGACTGGATACCTCCATCTTATAGGTTACGAGCCTAATGAGCATTATATAAATATTATTCAATCAGTCAGAGCATACCTGAATATTTAGCTGAAGACTTAATTTATGAATTTTAAAAATGATAAAGTTAGCACCCTCTTGTCTTATTCACAGAATGGCAACCTTAATAGGTAATCTCTGCTATTATAAGAGTAGGGTCACGTAGTTTGGTGTTTCAACTCACCAGATTGTTCGCCAAAGCTTTTTTTACTACTTGCTGAGAACTCATTTGTGTTATGTAGCTAATAGATTTCTCTATAATGTTTGCTTATTGCTACCTGCTTTGATTCCTTTCTCAAGGGAACAACACATCTAGGATTACTCCAAATAAAACTTTTGAGATAAAACTGCAAGTTTGCAAACTTTGTTATTCATATTTTTATTTATCCTGTCAATTCAGGATTAGTATCTTTATGTAAATTAATAAGAATGGACTTTAAAAGTCTGACAAACTTTTTCTTATTTACAAAGGTATTCAATGTTTAACCTTTATTTTATTTTAAAAAGTTAAATATCTCTTATACATAATACTATTACATATTACGTTCTGTACTTTCTTTTTTCTAATTAGATTTCTAATCCTTATTAGTTATAGATTTCCCTCAAGATACAATTTCTTATTCCTAGGAAGACTTGTCACTTATGAGTAAGACTTACGTGAAGGTAGTTCTACCATCATTAATATTTAACTTTTATATTTTAAAAAATCACTTGTCCATATCTAGTGGAATAACTTCATACTACACCCCAGTTACGAGGATACCCTCACTACTTCAAACAGCCCATTCAGCACTTTATACATTACGCCTAAGTAGTTACTCTATTATTTTTCATTAACCTTTACAATAAACACAACTGCTAGTACAGTTTTAATAAGGAGCTTTGTTTCAAGCATTAGAAATCTCTGACATATTTGTTTATCTTCAAGCAAGTGATTTATTTTATTGATTTTAATGAATCTGATTTTCTATAAGCCATAACATCAAAAGTAATTCCTGATTGAGAATTATCATTTCTTGTTTTATGAATTAAAGAACCATTCATATAAATATAAGTTTCATTATTTTCGTTTAAAACTATAACCATAATTATAAATTTTGTACTCAGAGCGGGACTTGAACCCGCACGGACATTGCTGTTCACTGGATTTTAAGTCCAGCGTGTCTACCAATTTCACCATCCGAGCAAATGATTAATCAAAATCAAAATCGCTGAAATCATCAATATCAATATCTCCTCCTTGAAGAAGTATTGCAATTGCTGCTCCAACAGCGGCACCACATAATATATGAAGCATTGTATATTTTATAATACCTCCAATTATTGCACCTAAAACAGTAAATACTAATAATAAAATCATAGTATCTCCAGTAGGATTCAAACCTACGACCTATAGGTTAGAAACCTATTGCTCTATTCAACTGAGCTATGGAGACGTAAATGCTGTGTACCTGATTGCGCAATAAACAGGTTTTTTCTTTATCTACGGAGTTTATTCTCTTCTCAGCTTACACGCCCTATTGAGTGTTGCTTTGAGTCGTGTTAGGGCACGTGAATTTGTTGTACAGATAATATAACACAGCTTTTGTTTTTATGAGGAATATCCTCTTTAGTGGAGACGGGGAGAGTCGAACTCCCGTCATACTAATTTTTCAATAAAATAAATTTACAGCTTTTAGGGTCAAAAGTTTTTGACTACCACCACTTCATTTTATGGTTGAAGAACCTCGATAGCAATTTTATTAATTGTCAATTTCCTATTTAAGCTTAGGCAGCTACTAACATTGGTGCAACATAAGTTCCTTTACCAATAACAGTTTCGCTATTAAGAATATTATGAACTACTTTCATGTTAGCTTTTACTTGGTTGTTTTCTACGTTTCCGTTTATTGAATTTCACCTTAGTTTACAGTTATCTCTCTGGCTGTTTATTTTACTTACTAGATTCGCATTCAAATCCATTCGTCCCCTTTCGATTTTTTATTATTTTTCAATTTTTTAATAAATCTAAAAGATTCAATAATTGTTAAAAAAATACACCAAAAAACAAGAAATATTATTGAAAAATATATTTTATTCATAGTCAGATTAATTTTAATAATTCAAATTTCAGTTTTGATTTTTTATTGTTGCTGTAATTAATCTTTTCAACTTACATTTTTTTTTCGAGGACTAGTTGCTGACCAATTCGCATAGTTAAATTCGATTCGAACGAATATACACCAGTTTTAATCTAAAATTGCTGTTAGTAAGTTTGTCAGATAACTCCGATATTCCACACCAAGTGCCTCGGCTATAGGGCTAGGGAATCGAACCCATTTCGTCTCTTGTGACAAAAAAGTGATAGAGTGAAATTTGCTGTTTGTTATCTTATCAGTAGTGCTTTTTTTGAAGTAATCGGATTTGCAGTCTGAGTTTCATAAAAAATTTGCTGTGACACTACTTTTCAATTTCCATTTTAACGAATACAAATTAAAAGTTTGTTGTTTATAAATTTGCTGTTAGGAAATTTATCAGCTTTCATTTTTTGACAACCAGTCTTCAAGATAGGAATCGAACCTCTCTAGAGCATAATGGAGCTTAAATGTAATTTGCTGTTAGAAAGCTTTTCAGATCATATAATAATACGTGCTCTAACCAACTGAGCTAAAGATAAGACATTCTTATCCTCTCAGACTCGAACTGAGGACCACGAGGTTGACAGCCTATTTATAAATTGCAGTAAATGATCTTGTCAGAATGTATTTTACGTTGTGTTACATTACACCATGTTGAACGAATGTTCTCACTGGATTTTTACCAGAACCACGGCACCAAAAGCTTTTAAATTGCTGTTGACATTCTTATCAGGATACATCTGGTTTTTCAAAGTATAGAAAGTTTTGAATTGCTGTAAATATCCTTATCCTCCTAGTTTCCTAGGGGATTAAATGAATGAGTTTTCATTATGTTTACAATCAGACATTTAGTATTGAACAGGTGTAGTTTCAATATCTGAAGTTATTAAATAATGTTTCTCATTTTCGTAGCGTGTCTAATTTTTAGTATTTAGATTTGCTGTTTCTACACCTAAATATCAGCTTGTTATAGCTGTATTGTTAGGGGTGCTCACTTGCAGGCTGTGAGTTAGTCTTAATATAGGTAAGATTTATAATTGTGAGTTTGCAGTTCATAACCTGACAGGTTAAGTAATGCCGTCCACCCCATATCTTTACATCTTTATCAGATGCATTATTTCTTGATCCATTGCTGCTTCAAATAATTCGGCAGCAGTTGAAGGTGCTTTTTTCTCAGCTTGTTCTTCTGTTCCTGTAAGGAATGCTACAGTAGAACCATCATAGCCTGAAAAATAAAAAATGTTTTTTACATCACCATAAGTTTCAAATTTATTTCCAGCTCCTCTACGTTGAAGATTCCATAAAACAATTTGAAAATTAGCAACATATTCTTTAGAAAATCCTGCATGTTTTAATAACTGTAATGCTGATTCAACATTAGTCTTGTTTAATTGACCGGGATTAAATTCATTATCTGAAATACAAAGTATTCCTGTAGGAAATTCTGATTCAGAAATACCTTTTGATTTAATAGAACATAATAGTTGAATTACTGATAAAAATTCTGTACTACCAACATAATGGCTGCTATCATTTACCCATTTTTCATAAGGTGTAGAACCTTTCCAAAAATGTAATTTTGCAGAACTATTAAATTCTATCCAAGCATTAGCAAAAGCACCTTTAGGTAACATTTCACTGAAGAATAAAGCTAAAGCTTTTGCAATACCAAAACAAGATTGCGTTGTACCTGTAGCTGGTGAAATCATAGATCCAGAAGTATCTCTTACTACAATAAGTGAAGTATTTTGATTAGCTCCTTTTTTGGCAGTTTCAACTAATCCTCTAAATTGAGAATTTAAAGTATCAATTTGATATTTCTTTTGAGATATCTTAGTAAACAATTCATGAGGATATCCTGTAAATTTAGCAACAGGTCTTGACTCAATCCATTTCTCATACTTAGCTTCTAATTTATTATTAGCTAAATATTTACCGGACACCATTAAAGCTAATGCTCTACCATGTACAGTATCAAAATCTACAAGGTTATGTTTACCTTGTGAAATTAATTGTTGCCATTGATGTGCAGTACCAGATGTTTTAAGCTTTCTATATGTTCTATAGTTTTTATAATTATCCTCTTGTGTTTTACCACCAAATAATAAACTACAAATCCATTTAGCAATAAGATTATCTGCTTGAGCTTCAACAGTATTACATTTAGAATTGGCTTTTATTTGTGGTAAATATTTCTTTACGAGATTTGTAGAATTTTCATTCTCAAGTCCAGCTAATAATAATTTACCAAAATTATTCCAATCTAATTGTCTATCTTTCCAACCATTGTATTGTAAATCATAAGATAACATTTGAATAATATCTTTCCATGAACCAGCAGAAATGTATAATTGGATATTGTTCCAAAATACATTTTTGTGGTTGATTGAAAGCCATATCATTCTAACAATACCTTCATGTCTCAATCCAGAACCTCTTTGAACTGATTTAGTTTTTGTACCATCAAATAATGATACAACACGAGTAATCATTCTAATAAAGAAGATTAAACAAACAGTTAATCTTGGATTTTTTCCATACAACGTGGAAACATCTCTTGAGATATCTGAATAGCTTCTAGGACTTTTCATTGTTCCAAGCTGTCCAAATTGATCTACAAAATCATTACCTGTTGTAGAGTATTTTATTGCTCCATTTTCTGATTTAACAGTAGCTGTTTTTTGTTGCGCTGCTGATAAAAAAGAATTTTTTGTTGCAACATTAGAATCAGATGATGAGGTTGAAAACAACCTACTTTTTTTTGCTTCAAACATCTTGTTACGTTTTAAAAGATTTAATAATTTTTTTAATTGTTTTGATTCTTTGTTTGTTACCTTTTTTAGTTAAAGGTAATAAAAAACCTGAATTTTCAATTTCATATCTTTGTTTTAAAGATAATTTAGGTGGAACATTTTCAAAATGTGTTAAAACAACATTTTGAAAATGTTCTTTTTCTTTTGAATTAATAATATCTTCAAGACATAATTTATCGATTATTTGACAAATACCAAAATAATCTTTTTTTTTACCACTTATTTTCAATTCAGAAATAATTAATTTGAATATTTTTATTTCTTTTTCTTTTTTAGAATCATACTCTAAAAAAAGATAAATAAAAATACATATAATTATTATAAAAATTAAAAATTGAATTGAAATTGAAACATAATTATCCATTATCTATATTTTTACTAGGTCTGTTTGTAGAAGGAGCTTCAAAAGGTTTTTTATCTTTACTAACTCTTTTGGCATTTTTAGCAGAACCTTCACAAATTGTGCATGATGCTTTTTTACCATCTTGCGTTATGTTGTGTAACCTCATTCCTTTACCATAAGTAATATCTTGAAATTCACTAGTACATTTACATCTTAATACAGTTGTTTTTGACATTTTTAATTTTTAAGTTCGTCAATATTTTTAAGATTAAATCTAAGATTAAATTTAGCCATTTTGTTAGCAAAATTTACTCTAAATTGTTTTAAAGAATTATTAAATCCTGCTGGATTTCTTTGTTTTAATTCTTTATAATCTCTTTTAGCTCGTTTTTTTTCCTCTTTTGTGAACAAGTTGTTTGGACACAATCTTAATGGAAAATATTCACTTACAATAGGTTGCTGGAAATTAGACATAAAAGAGAATCCGGATTATTTATTTAACGTTAAAGTAAACGATTGAATTTCATTTTTGTAAATAGTTTTTCCATTTACATCTACAAAGTTACCTCTGTGATCTCTTTTTGGACCGAAACCTCTTCCTTTCACAACTTGTAAACATTTTGTACTTTTTGGAGAACCTTTAAAAGGAACATACGACAGCGTGTAAGTTTTTTGCTGAGCCATAATTTTATTTTTGATTTAGTTTTGAAAAAATAACTAAAAGAAATCTACAAAACTTTTAGTTATATTTTGCATAATATTTTAAAATAAGAACGTATTAGATTTTTTCGATAATTAAAATTGTTTTTTCTTCATGACAATAATAATTAATTATGCTGACTATTAATAATAGTAAAAATAACAGAGCTTGAACCACTATTTATATAATAGGCTTTGAGACCTACGGTATCACCGTACATTGGTATCCTATCTAACGTCTCTTGATAAAAATAGTACTCTGTATGAGGTTCTTTGATAATAAACCTGTAATTATGTACACTCATTACAGGTTGGGAAAAATACAATTCCCTTTTCTAAATCATTAATAGGTGTACACCTATTACTGTTCAGCTTTTTAATTGTGCACATTAGAAAAGCCTTTATAAAAAATCTAATTTGAACAGTTTTAATTAGACATATTAGATATGTGACAAATCCATCAATAGAGCCGTTGACAGGATATTGACAGATTTGAATCACATGTTTCAATAACAAAATGTAGCAATAATGCTAAATATACCTTTAATTAGAAGATATGTTAAATAGAGTAATGTTATTATACAAATACTTACTAAAATCCAAGCATAATAACCTGATAGAATAATCCTATCGTAGGATTTAAATTCTAAATAATGTCGTACTTTCATTTCTTTTTTGTTAATAAGATATATTTATTTCTTAGTTTAACCCATTGTCTTCCGTATTTATCAAAGAATAAATCTTTCCATGATATTTTTTTATTTGTTGTAATCATGATAAATAATTTTTTGATTAATACTATTGTTAAATTGGTAACTGTTCAAGACAGCTTAACGTACACGCCATGAGTATTTCAACTCTGAGGGTTTTAACATTGTGTACTTGTCCCAACATTTGTTGGGAACTTTTTACTCTTACTCTCACGTATACTTGAGAGATAACACTAACTAGAATACTAGTATTTATACTACACTGACAGAGCTTACAAGAAATAATTATCCTGCGATCAATTAAATGATTCTCCATCCTAAAAATATTTCATTCTAAAATCAATGATTAACAGTGTGTGTTAACTATAAATAGATAAGAGTGGTAGAATAAAGAATAATGTGCTAATTTATATCCATAATTACACAATCAGGATATAATGTTGTAAACTTTTTTCTTGCTTCAACATCATCTGTTGCGTAATTAGAGGCTTGATTACTTCGACCTAAATGATCTTTGTAAAAGATAGTAAATTTTCTCATGTTAAAAATTGTATTGTTGGTTGTTTAATGCAATAATACCTTGTTGAATTTGAATCTGAGGTTTATATGCAAATAATGCCACGTTAGATTGATTTTTCATTATTTTTTTGATAAAATTACACCTTCATTTTTTACTTCTTGAACAGTAGCTTCCATACAACAACCATAAGTTTTAGTAGCAATTTCTAAAGCTTTTTTTCTGGTTGTAGTATATATTGCAACTTTTTCAGGATTGAAGTATGGACGTGTTACAATGAATGGTTTTAAATTAGACATAACTTTTTGATTTTTGTTGGACGTAAAAGAACAATATAATGTTAATGAAAAAATACAAATTGCAGCTAACATACATGCTATTATAGCATATAATCCTGTGTAATCAGGTTTTTCATAAATTATTTTTTCTTTTTGGGTTATGATTTCTCTAGTATCAGATAACTGATATGTACCTACAGCTTCTTCAGAATGATTTGTGTAGTTACCTATAAACAAAATACCTTTTGAAGAACTAAAAAGATTATTATCGAGAAAGTATTCTAAATTATTACCATCTTTGTAAAGTTTAGAACCACCATCTCGATAAGTTTCTTTTAACGTTAATATTGTAATCTTATTCACGAGAGTAAGTATCTATAATACCACTTAAATGTTTTAATTTTAATGTGGTAGAAGTTAATTCATAGATTAAATATCTTTCGTCATCAATTGTTATAATTTTTTCTGGAGATACAGAATAATTATCAAAAGATGTTATAAGATTACAACTAGGAGCTTTATACAAATATGTAATAAACTCATAATTAGTTCTAAATTCAATCTTACGATTTAAACAAGGTGTATTATTATAAATAACAATATCAGAACCTTGCTCTGTAGATTGTATTTTCCAAGTTCCTATAAGAGAACCTTCTGTAGATTGTATCCTACTAGAAGAATCTGAACTACAGGATATTATTGTAATTAACAATAATAAAAATAAATAATTTTTCATATAGATTGGTTTTAATGTTTTTAAAATAAATAGAAATAGGTTGAGAAGATTCTCTTAGAGTAGGCTTTGCTTCTTCTTTATCAACTCTTACGTGTCACAGCTTTTAGTGTCTATTTCTATTTTGCAGTGTTGCTATGTTTAGTGGGTTGTTTTCTTTTTAAAACTCCTTAATATTTTCTATTTTAAATTCTTATAATTTCTTTCATTATAATATTAAGGAGTTGTTTATTAACTGAATGTCTTAGTTTAGTTATATATCTTAGTCATATAAACGTACTTATGTCTTGAACCACGTAAAGGTGCATTCTCTATCAAGACTACCCTCAAAGAGGGTTGTTTTTAAAGTAAAGTTTGAATTTCTTTCAATGTTATTGCAAGTTTATCATCTTCACTTAAAAAGTTCTCAAGTTTAGCTTTCGCAGTATTGAGTTTGGTAATGGTTTCATGTTGAGAAAGAACGGAAGCTCTAACTTTCAAATCATGTAACCATGCTTCGGCAGGATAACCAAGCCATTCAAAAGCAGGAAAAGTTGTTAGAATTAATTCATTACATAGTTCATGGTGATGAGCTATTATTGCTATGTTAACACCATGTATTTTCATAATCAATAATATTCATATTCATCAGCATCAGAATCATTATAATATTCTAATTCATATGAATTATCTGATTTTTTAATTAAATTAAAATGATCTTCCAATACAAGCATCAGTTGACAATTCATCCCAAACATAGAATAAATAACCATAGTTTAATGCGTTTAGTAGAATGATGAGAATTATAATGAATGATATCATAATAGCTATGAATTAAAATGTGAATGAATTTGTTGAGTGAGTTATTTTGTCATATTGTGGTGTGGTGATTAAACCCACAACTCCACACTCACAAAGAATCAACTAAACCTACTATAACACAGACAGTTACATTGATTAAACTTAGTATTGAGTAGTATTCATAACAGGATTTATTGTTACTAATTGACAATAAAAACAATAAGATTAGTGCTACAATAACAGATAACACAAACTATACAACCCATATTTTAAACAGTATTTTTCGCATAGTGTATTAAATTAATGATTACGTAGTGTACATTATTACCATAAGTCAAGACATAAAAGAAAAGCCCTGCTTTCACAGGGCAATTCCTTACTAAGCTATATACTCCTCACCTTTAGGAGTTTTTGCAGGCTCAAACACATCAATTGTCTGTGGAGCACCAAAGTGCGACATAGCCTCAAGAAGCTCACTAAAGCCAAGTTCCTTAATAGTACTGTATCGAAACTGACGACCATTATCTGGGTCTTCATCAATTTCTTCAGCTTTCATTAAGTAAGCTTTACCACTTTCCATACCAGCTCTTTCAGCTACAGTACCAGAAAGTATACGTTTGTTGGGACATTTACCAGCAACAACGTCCAGAATAACTGGCATTTTGTCATTTTTGTCCTCTTTTGCAGGTTTTTCTGCAGAACCATTGTACATTTTTACACTCGCTACGAATGTTGTGGCTAACTTTGACATAATACTTTAATTTAAGTTAAACAATTTACAGTTACTTTGATACCAGGGAGGGGTATCACCAATTTTAAAAAAGAGTGGGGTGGGTTTGTGGGATTAACCCATACACTCAAAAATATTTCAAAAAAAATTTTGTTTTTTAAAAAATTTTATGTATCTTAGCTATAAAATAATCAAAAAATATATAAAATATGAATAATATTACTAAATTAAACAACTCATCAGTATTAAAATCCTCATATCTTACATATATCGCAACTAATAATACAAATCCTTACTATATAGGCTCTGCTAGAGTAAAAGAAATACATGAAAAAGCTCTCAGTTCATCTCTAGATGCAGAAACAATTGTAAAATTGTTTAGATTATCTTATTCAGAACTAAATGAAGATTTAGTTTTAGCTGAAGAAATATTAAAAATAAACTCATATGTTTGAACAATTAAAAACAGATAATGTTTATAAATATTATCCATTAAATAATGGACAAATAGATTCTTTTTTTAGTAATTTCAAAATTATACAATTAAAAAGAGAAACACAAAGACTTTTAGAAGAATTAATTTTTGTAAATATTATTGATGAAAAAGATAATTTAAATTCAACAGAATTAAATAATCTTGAAAAATTAATAAATTCTGGTTTAGAAGAGAATTTAGTATTAGCAAATCAAATAATATTAGAAAAATTATGACAAATCTAGAACATAGAACAATTGCAATACATTTGTCAGGTAAAATAGCATGTAAACATATGTTAGATGCTTTAAATATAGAAGGAGTAATTAATGATCTTACCAAAGATTCTCTTATTAATATGATGAGAACTAGAGAAGATGTAGAATTTGTAGGAAATATAATAAAAGAATTAGATAAATGACAAGTTTAATAAATAAAATGATAGACTATCAAGATTTAATGCATGTTCAATATAATAATTATGTACAAATAAAAGAATTATTTATAAGAAATAAAATAGATATTGAACAATATAACAAACTTGAAATATTAAATGAAGCATATAATTTTGAAAATTTAATTTTTGTTAAAGAATTAATTAAATCGTTAGCTATATAAGATTTTTAATTTTTTTAAAATTTTAATAAAATATATTATATATTTGCAAATATAATTCTTATTGAATGATTAGTCAACCTAAAGCTTTACCTTGAACAAGTATGAGCGTAGGTGCTAGAGGGTAATAATAAGAATGTTTGAATCCTAGGTGTCCCGACAAGAGAATAATCTACAGATTGAATAACATGTGCCCACAGGGAGGGTTTTTTAAGTTATTCTGGACCACGCGCACTGTCTGTAGGAACATCTTGTAAAATTACCTGTCGGCTGAATTCCACAGCATGACCAGGGGTTCTTATATTTAATAAGTAAATAATATAAGTTGTATAGAATCATATAGTATTATATAAGGTCCAGATTACGTCTGGACTTTTTTTTTAAAAAAAATTTGCATTTTAAATTTATTATTGCTATATTTGTTTAAAATTAATATTAATAAATATGGGAAAAGGAAAAAACAAAGGACAAAGTTTATCTAGAAAATTAAAAAGAGGAGTTATAGATGTTTATGGTAATTCTCTCAAAAGACCTTTTAATAATTCAAAAAGAGGTAAAAACTCATTTCAAACAGAAAGAGAAAAATTTTATTTTGGAATGAAAGATTATTTAAAACATTTAAAAAATAAAGAAAATGCCAACATTGAAACAAATTAAACAATATGTTGAAGGTTATAGTAGAATGTATTACAATATGTTTTTAGGTTTACCAAAACATCAAAAAGAACAAATTGAATACAGAATGTTTAAATGTAAAGATGATTGTGCTAAACAAGGATCTTGTATAAAATGTGGTTGTGATTATCCAGGAAAAATATTTGTTTCTGAAACATGTAATGAATCTAGATTTCCAGATTTCATGAACTCTAGTGATTGGGAACAGTATAAAATTGATAATAATATTACAAATGGCTGAGTATAAATGTAAATTTAATACTTATAATGAGTTATTATCAAAAGAGCAAGAAATTATTGATAATGTAAAATTATTAATTGATAATCCAATAATTGGAATAATTAATCATAAATTTATTAATAACTCTTGGGAATTAATAATTGAAATAAAACATGGATAATTATTATATGTTAAAACAATTAAAAAAAATTGTTAAGTATTATAAAGATAGAAACAAACTTAGTGCTTTTCCACTAATAGATACAGGGTATATTAAAAATTTAGAAAATATGATTAATAATAATGAAACTGACTATGACAGTGATCCTGTTGTTTGTTGTACACATTGTAAAAAATTAAGTATTAAAATAGATGATAATGATAATGATTATTGTATGTTGTGTAATAATGCTATAAATGAAGTTGAAATACATCCTACAATATTTCATTATTTAAATAAATATCCAAATAGATGGGAGTAAAACAAGCGTTAATAAAAACAAATGAAAAAGACTTCTTCAAACACTGGTTAGTTTTTACTAAACCTTTACATAAACTTGATAAAATGGAACTTGAAATAACATCATTATTATTATACTATTTTTTTCAATTTAAAAAAGAAGTTAGTAATGATCATCTCGCATGGAAACTTGCTTTTGATTATGAAACAAAAACTAAAATAGTTAAAGAGATTGGTACTAATGATCAGTCTTTTAGAAATGTACTTACATCGCTTAGAAAAAATAAAGTGATTGTTAATAATCAAATAAACCCTTCATTTATTCCAATAATTAATTTAGAAAAATCTAGATTATTTTCATTAATATTTAAATTTGAAATAAATGATTAATATTAGATTTAAATATAAAATAAAAGAAGTAGCACGACAACTTAACTTACCTGAAAGTGTTGTGGAAGAAGTATTTAATAATCAATTTAAATTCTATAAAGAAAAAGTAGAAGAATTACCTATTAAAGAAATTCAAACAGAAGAAGAATTTAATAAATTAAAAACAACTTTTTATTTTAAACATATTGGTAAAATGTTTATTAATTGGAGAAAAGTAGAAAAAATTAAAAAAAATATAGAAAAACATGAAAAAAATTAATTTTATACCTAGAGGTAGTTACATTTTAGTTACAAGTAATCTTGTAAAAAAAGATTATTCATTAATATTGGGAAAAACAGCACCTGAAATTAGAGAAATACAGCAAGTTGTAGCTGTAGGTCCTGAAGCAATAGGGGTTAAAGAAGGAGATTGGGTAATGCTTAATATGCAAAACTTTATTCAAACTGTTAAAAAACAATCAACTATTAGAGCAGGTGTTGGTGGACAAGACATGATTACTGAACAAATAGTAATTCCGTTTTTTTCTATTCCTGGTGATGAAACAATTTATATTAAAATAAATAGTAGAGAAATAGAAGGTATCATACCAAATTTTGATACATTACCTGAAACAGTAAAAGAATTTGTAACTTTAAATGATTTTACTAAAGCTCAAGAAGAAATGGAAAAAGAAGCAAATAAAGTTTTAAAAGAAGGAATGACTTTCCCAAATTCTGGTGAATCAAAAGGACCTATGGTAAAAACAGATTCTTCTAAAATAAAAATGTACTAATGATTATATTAAATTATAATAATTTTGAAAATCGTGAAGGAGTTGTTTATGAAAACATAATAATTCCTATCGATATTCCAAAAGAAACAATTCATCAAATAGGCCCTATGATTACAAGTCATGGGGCTTTTTATAAGAATGTAAGTATATTAAAAGATATTTATGGAGAACAATATAGAGTTGTAGGTAACTATAAAGATTTAATTAAGATGATTAGACCTGAACAAAATAAAATAGGATTTAAATGAAATTATTTGAATTAAGAGATTGGAACGTAATTATTTCTGAACAAGCATATATGTTAACCCCATTCAAAAAAATTGTAGATAATGATAAAAGTAAAGATAAAACTCAAGCTACAAGAGAACTTGCTTTTTTATGGTTTTATGTAGATATTAAATCTGATTATCAATATCTTTTAAATGATAAAGAAAGAGCTTCGGAAATAGCTAAAGATTTAGGAATGCCTAAAGATTGGAAAATTTCTAAAGATTTACAAGAAGCAATTGATTTTTACAATAAACATAGTACAACTGTATCTTCAGAAATATTAAAAAATTCAATGTTTATGGCAAATACCATATCAATGAAAACAAAACAACTTGTTGAAAAAGATGATTTAACTATTGCAGAAATAGAAAAAATAGGTAAATCATTAGCTCAAATGCCAAGTATTGTAGCTTCATTACAAAAACTTGAAGCGTCTGTACTTAAAGAGATATCAGAAAAAGCAGATCGAGTTGGTTCACAAGATAAAGCTTTATTTGAAGATGGACTCTTTTAATATTATTTATATATGAAAATGAATAAATTTCAATCAGAAATACCTGAAGATTTAAATAAAAAAATTAAAGATGAACTTCTAGAATATATAGAAACAATTCCTTTTATTAAATATTTAATATCTGATGAAAGTGTTAGAGGATATGCTAAAGATAAAGTTCGACATTCTGATTTAAAAGATGAAGACGAAAGAAAGCAATATAATGATAATCGAATAGTTGTAGATGTTACTAAACCACATATTTTAGAAGATATGGATTTCTTTAGAGAAAGAGCTTTATTTTTTAAAAAACATGGTAAATATACCAACATCCCTCCAAATCCAAATCCTAAAAGTGAATATGCTAATTTTTGGAAAGAAGAACTTCGTAGATGGAAAGAAGGACTTATTAGAGAATCTGATGGAGAATGGATTCCTGGATATTTATATTACTATTGGAATTATGGTCCAATATGGCTTGTTGAAGAAGTAGAAAATACAAATAAAAAAAAGAAACGACAAAAAGCAGAAAGACAACAAGAATTTCCAAGACCTTGGTTAGGAGATTATTTATTTTTTCATTATGTAGATCAAGCAAGACAAGATGGTCAACATGGAAAACTTTTAAAAATGAGAGGTTGTGGATGGTCTTTTAAAGCTGGTGCAATTTCTCCATGTAATATGTATGTGTATCCTGGTTCAGGAAATGTTAATTTTCATTTAGCATCTGAAAAAACATTCTTAACAGGTGATAAAGGAGTTTTTGGAAAAGTAATTGATAATTTAGATTGGATTGCAACTCACACACCTTTACCTAGAATAAGACTTGTTAATTCTCCAAGATCCATGGAAATTCAATTAGGATATACTGATAAATATGGTAATCGAAAAGGACTTCTTTCTTCTGTGAATGGAGTATCGTTAAAAGATAATCCTGAAAAAGCGAGAGGTATTAGAGGACCTTTTATTCAATATGAAGAAGATGGTTTATTTCCTGACTTGGAAACAGCTTGGGGAGTTAACAGAGAAGCTGTAGAATCAGGTTCTGCTTCTTTTGGATTTATGATGGCTGGAGGTACAGGAGGTACTGAAGGAGCATCTTTTGAAGGTTCCAGAAAATTATTTTATGATCCAGAAGGATATAATATCTTTGGAGTAACTAATGTTTATGATAAAAATGTACAAGGATCTCCAAAATGTGGATTTTTTTGGGGAGCTTATATGAATAGACATCGATGTTATGATTTAATTAATGGAGAACCAGATGTAATCAAAGCATTAATTGAAATTATTGAGAATAGACATTTAATTGCTAAAAACACTTCAGATCCTGCAGCTTTGACACAAGCTAGAGCAGAAAAACCTGTGACACCTCAAGAAGCAATAATGCGTACTGACGGTACAATATTTCCTGTAGGAGATCTTAGTGATTATTTAGATAGTATTAAACCTGAAGAACAAAGATTTACAGGTAACCATTATATTGGAGAATTGGTTTATGATGCAGTAGAAGGAGTTAAATGGAAACCAAATGCTGATTTAAAACCAATAAGATTAGCTAGTGTAGAAAGAGGTAAAAATAGGGAAGGAGCTGTTGAAATTTTTGAATTACCTAAAAAAGACTCTTCAGGTAAAGTTCAATCAGGAAGATATATCGCAGGTATTGACCCTATTGATGCTGATGAAGGAGATTCATTATTTTCAATATTAATATTAGATTTACTTACTGATAGAATTGTTGCAGAATATACAGGAAGATATCCTAAAGCCGAACAATGTTATGAAATAGCATTAAAACTTTGTGTTTTTTATAATGCACAAGCAAATTATGAAAATAATTTAAAAGGACTACATTCTTATTTTAAGAATAAAAATGCTTTACATTATTTAGCAGATACTCCTGAAATACTTAAAGATATGGACATGTTAAAACCATCAATGTCTAATCCTAAAGGTACCAGATCAACTAAACCAATTAATGCTTGGGGAAGACAACTACAAGTAACTTGGATGTTGACTGAAGCTTATACACAAGAAGAAAATAAAAAATTAAATTTACATACAATTAGATCTTTAGGATATCTAGAAGAATGTATTGTGTGGAATCCTGACGGAAACTTTGATAGAGTTTCTGCAGCAAATATGCTTTTTATATTGAGAGAAGATAAATTGAGACAAAGGGAAAGTTTAAGAAATGTAGAAACTAAAAGTAAATCTTCTCATTCTTGGGTAAATAGTAAATTTTTTGATTCTGTTTATGGAAAACAAAGAGATAATTCTGAAAAATATAAAAGTATTTTCAGCGATTAGCTATTTTAAAATTTTAAATAATTTAAAACTAATAAATATATTATGTTATATTTGCAAATTATTAAATATAAAACATGAGTACAGTTGTATCAAAAATGCCTCGTCAAAAATTATCATATTCTGCAAAAGGTAAACAATGGCGAAAAGATAACGTGAATCATGCAGATAAATATTCTTTCTATAATAATGAAAGAGTCAGACAAACATTACGAAATAGAATTATTAATTTAAATCTTTATAATGGAATTGTTTCTCCTGAAGATATTGCAAACACATTAAATCCTCAAGGAATTGATGCTGACTTCATTACAAGAGAAATCCCTCATCATCCAATAATGACACCTAAAATAGATGTTTTAATTGGTGAAGAAATTAATAGACCTTTTGATTGGTTTTTCACAGTAATTAGTCCTGACGCAATTTCTAAAAAAGAAGAAGAAAAATCTGCATTAGTTAAACAAAAATTAGTATCAATTTTACAACAAGGTCTTTCTGAAGAAGAAGCTCAAAAAGAAATTGAAAAATTTTCTAAATATTTGAAATATAATTTTCAAGATTCTAGAGAAAGAATGGTTAATCATTTAGTTAAACATTATTATGAAGAACTTAATTTTTCAAATAAGTTTAATGAAGGATTTAAAGATGCTTTAATTAATGCTGAAGAAATTTATCAATGTGATATTGTTTCAAATGAACCTACTTTTGAAAAATTAAATAGTTTAAAAGTACATTCTGTTAGATCATCTAATTCATCTAAAATTGAAGATTCAGATCTTATTGTTATTGAAGATCATTGGTCGCCTGGTAAAATAATTGATTATTATTATGATGAATTAAAAGCTGCAGATATTGATCAAATTACTGAATATTCTACAAGTGGTACTACAGGTAAAGGTGCTTATACTACAGATGATCAAAATCATCTTTTGTTAAGAGATACTCATGAAAGTATTATAAATAGTTATTTAGATATTGCTGAAATAAATGGTCATCAATTTACAAGTAAATATATTGATTCTGCAGGTAACATTAGAGTTTTAAGAATTTATTGGAGATCTCAAAAACAAATATTTAAAGTAAAATTTTATGATGAGTTAACAGGAGAGCCTGATTATAAATTTGTGTCTGAAGAATATATTCCTAATAAAGATTTAGGTGAAGAACTTACTTCTTATTGGGTAAATGAATGGTGGGAAGGAACTAAAATAGCTAAAGATATTTATATTAGAATGCGTCCTAAACCTGTTCAATATAATAGATTAAGTAATCCATCTGTTTGTCATCCAGGTATTGTAGGTGAAGTTTATAATACAAGTCAAGGTAGAGCTGTTTCTCTTGTTGATAAAATGAAAAATTATCAATATCTATATGATGTTATTTGGGACAGATTAAATAAAGCTATTGCAAAGAATCTTGGTAAAATTTTATTATTAGATATGTCATTAATACCTTCTGGATGGGAGCCAGAAAAATGGTTAGCTCAAGCTACTAAATTAGGTATTGGTGTTATTGATGGTTTTAAAGAAGGAAATATGGGTTCTTCTCAAGGTAAACTTGCAGGACAAATGAATGGTACTAATATTAGACCTTTAGATCTTGAAACTGGTAATTATATTCAACAGCATACAAATTTACTTGAATTTATTAAAGCTGAAATGGGTGAAATTGCAGGTGTTTCTAGACAAAGAGAAGGTAATGTATCTAATAGAGAAACTGTTGGTGGTACTGAAAGAGCTGTAACACAATCATCACATATTACTGAATGGTGGTATATGAAACATGAAGATGTTAAGAAAAGATGTTTACAGGTATTTCTTGAAACTGCCAAGATAGCATTAAAAGATAATAAGAAAAAGCTTCAAGCAATTACTGATGATATGTCAATTATAATGATTGATATTGATGGTAATGAAATTAATGAAGCAGATTATGGACTTATTGTTAGTACTGGATCTAAAGTTAAAAAAGTAAAAGAAACTCTTGAAGTTCTTGCACAAGCATTTATGCAAAATGGAGGTTCTTATTCTGTAGCAATTGATGTTTTAACATCTCAATCTATAGCAGATATTAGAAGAAAAATAGAAAACGCTGAAGATGAGATGAATGAAAGAAATGCTAAAATTGAAGAAGACAAAATTAAGCAAGCACAAGAAGCAACTTCTATGGAAATGGAACAAAAACAACTTGATAGAGATCTCAAGAAATACGAAATTGATGTTAAAGCTGAAACTGAAATTCAGAAGGTTATGCTTCAATTAGAAAATGCTCCAGAAGAAGTTAAAGAAACAGATGATTCAAGTGTTGACGAATTTGATTATAAAAAACATAAGGATGATGTAATGTTAAAAATTAAAGCTTTACAAGATGCTATGATAATGCATAAAGATAAAATGGAACGTGAAGATAAAAAAATAGCAGTTTCAAGAATTAAGAAAAAAGCTGCATAATAGCTATATTGCATTTTAAAAAAAATCAATATTTTTTTAATTTTTATATTACATTTGCAAAATAAAAGGAGAAATATGGAAGATAATAATTATGGAATGAATTTATTTTTAGATGATGAATTTTTAGATGATGAAAATTTAAATCTAGAAAACGAAAATGGCGATGAGCCTGAAATAGAAAATGAAGAGATCGACGAGGATGTAAATCAGGATGAAGTAGTCGAAGAAGCAGAGGATGAGGAAACTGATCAAAATGACGACGAAACTTCTTCCCCTCCTTTATATAAATCCTTAGCGTCACATTTATATGATAAAGGTATTCTCGCCTCTGTTGATTCTTCAAAAATAGAAAATGTTAAAACACCTGAAGATTTAGAAGCATTAGTCATTGAACAAATGAAAGCTAATGAATATAAAGATTTAACTGATATTCAAAAAGAAGCATTAGAAGCTTTCAGAAATGGGGTTAGTGTTGAAACATTTAAACAACAAAAAGAAATTGAATTAGAGTTAGAATCTATTACTGAAGAAGCTATTGAGTCAGATGAATCATTAAGACGACAAATTATTCATCAAGGATTTATTAATAAAGGTTATTCTGAAGATAAAGCTTTAAAATTAACAAATCGTAGTTTTGAAGTAGGTGAAGATTTACAAGATTCAAAAGATGCACTTGAAGATATTAAATTAAGTGTAAAAGAAAGATTCACACAACAACAAGAATACGAAAAGAATTTAAAAATTCAAAAAGAAGAAGAGCAAAAAAAGCAAAGAGAACTTTTAGAAAACTCAATTTTAAAAACTGAAGAGCCTATAAAAGGAATTAAACTAAACGAAATAACTCGTAAAAAAGTATTAGATACAATGTTTGTTCCTGTAAGTAAAAATCCTAAAACAGGAGAAGATGAAAATGCTTTAATGAAAGCTCAAAGAGAAGAAAAAGATTTTGCTCAAAAACTTTACACAGTATTTACATTAAGTAAAGGTTTTAAAGATTTTAGTATTTTTGGAAAACAAGAAAAAACAAATACAATAAACCAATTAGAAAAAGCTTTAAAGAATAATCAACACGTATTAACTGGAGGAGATCCTTCATTTATTGATGATTTGAATGCTTTTGATCAAGAAATTGGAGATAAGTTAGTATATTAAAAATAATAATTATAAACAATTAAAATTAAATTATGAGTGTAGGTAAATTTGTAATGACCAAAGGACAATATTGGTCAGGATTAACAACACGAAATCACTTGGGTCAAATTTATGCTACTAGACCAATGGTTGCATCTCAGATCACAGGTATATTGCTCGCACAAGCAGGTATGAAAAACTTGGATACAGTGTTGAATATGTTCCCTGTAAAATATCTTGAAGATGAAGGAGATTTCATTTGGAAAATGGTAGGTTCTCATGAGAGAAGTATTCCGTTGGTTGAGGCAAGATATCAAGGTGCTGTAGTAAATAGTAATACTGTTAATGTTGGTGCAAATAGAGCTGAAATAGAGTTTGTGTTTGCTGAAAAATATTTTACAGATGTACATGTGATTGCAGGTTCTAAACCAGATATTTATCAATATCGTGTTTTAGCAGACCCTAAAGCAGAAGGTGTAAATGGGCCTTATGTATATACTGTTGAAGTATGGGGCGGACCAGAAACATATCAAGGTGTTCCAGGTACAGAATTATTAACAGGTGAAAAATTCTCAATTGAAGGAGCTCCTGTTGAAAGAACAATGTCTATTAAAGGTGCAGATCTTAATTTCAGCTCACCTTACACATTGAAAAATACAATGTCTCAACTTAGAGTTGAAACTACTGTTCCAGGTAATATGATCAATTGTAAATTAAATGCTACTGATGTATTTTATTCAAAAATTGAATCTCTTGACAATACTGGTAAATTAAGAACTTCACATACTTGGATGCAAGAAATTTATTGGAGATTTGAACAACATCTTTCAAGATTAAAAGCTTACAACATTATGTTTGGTAAGTCTAATAGAGCAGAAGATGGTCAATTCTTAAATATTGGTAAATCAGGATTTAAAATTGAATCAGGTTCAGGTATTCGTGAACAAATGGAAGTTTCAAATATTGTTACGTATAATCTTTTCTCTTTGAGAATTTTAGAAGATATGTTACATGAACTTTCTGAAGGTAAATTAAATTTCAACGAAAGAGTCTTTGTACTTAGAACAGGTGAAAGAGGAGCTAAACAATTCTCTCAAGCTATTAATAGAGAAGGACAAGCATGGAAAGAACTTTCTCAAAACAACCCTGCTGTTGTACAAAAAGTAAGTTCTCCGTTGCATTCAAATGCTTTCAAAGCAGGATATCAATTTACTGAATATGAATTTGCTAACTCTATTAAAGTAATGTTGGAAGTAGATCCAATGTACGATGATAAAGTTCGTAATAAAATAATGCATCCAGATGGAGGTGTTGCAGAATCATACAGATATGATATTTTATACATTGGTTCAACTGAAGAGCCAAATATCCAAAAAGTAATGGTTAGAGATAACGAAGAAATTAGAGGATATCAAGCAGGTTTCAGAAATCCTTTCACTGGTGAAAGAGGTTCTGGTAATATGGGTAGAATGGAAGATAGTGCTACTATTACAGCTTATGCAATGCAAGGAGCTATGGTAAAAGATCCTTCTAGAACTGCATCATTAATTCCAAGTATAATTTATCAATTCTAATAAAAAACATAGTACTCCAGAACAAAAAACTGGAGTACTATTTTAATAATTAAAAATTAAAAATAATGGGAGAAGTATTAAAAGGAGAAAAGGAGAAACAAACATTTCAGTTACCTGATGAAAAAGTAACGATTAAATTTATAAAAAGAAATAGAGGTTTAGCTGCTGATGTAGCAGATTCTCATGTAATTTCAGGAGGTATGATTGAAGGTGCTACACGAAAATTTTGTGTACCTCTTTTAAGAAATGGAGGATTAAAAAATGTATTAACAAATGAAGAAAAAGAATTTTTTGAAAAAGGACATTTCGCAGGAGTTAATTTATCAATTTATAGTGATTTTTGGAAAAACCAATTTGTAAGTCTTGAAAAAATTGATAATATTTTAGATTTATCCGTACCTGAAGATTATATAAAATATAAAATTCTTTTAGCGTGGTCAGATGTAATTGCGCCATCTTTAGAAGAATTTAAAAAAATGAATAAAGGAACTTATCAATTTTATATTACAAGATCTGGTGAAGAACTTAAAGATAGATCTAAAAAATTAGATTTAACTAAATCAGCTTGGAAACAATATTGGAAAATTGAAGATAATCGTGATGTATTAGTATCGATAATTTATTTAATGACTGGTAAAAAAGTTTCAGATAATTCAGCCATGAAATATATTAATACTGAAGTAGAAACTTTAGTAGATACTAGAACAAAAGATTTTTTAAATTTAGTAGAAGATCCTAATTTTGAAACAAAAACATTAATTGCTCTTGCAGAAAATGCAGGTATTATTTTAAAGAAAAATGGTAAGTATGAAACAATTGACGGTTTAACATTAGCTAAACAAGGAGAAATTGCTTCATTACCAAATGCTGTCAACTATTTAATTGATCCTAAAAATCAAGAAGTTCGAGATTTAATTCAAGCAAGAGTGTCAAATACAAAATAATAAATGACAACTAGTGAATTTAGTTTACAATTTGATATTCTTTATAATAATATTGCATCAAATGCTGCACCTGGAATTGATAAATATGAAAAATCTGTATATTTAACTAAAGCTCAACTTGAGATTATAAAAGAATATAATGGTTTACAAAATAAATATCAAAAAGGATTTGAAGGTTCTGATAAAAGAAGAACTGATTTAAAAGAATTAATTAAAGACTATAAGTCAAATTCTTTTATTAGTAATTCTCAAAATATTAATTCTAATTCTAAATTTTGTGTACTTCCTCAAGACGTGTTTTTAATAAAGCATGAAAAAGGAATTTTTAAAAAAAATGGATGTGAAAAAGAATTAACTATTGTCCCTACAACATTGGATCAATTTGAAGAAAATATTAAAAATCCTTTTAGAAAACCTTACGAAGAAAAAGCTTGGAGATTAGATTATAATTCGTCAATGGTTGAGATAGTGAGTAATGTAGATATTATTGAATATCAAATTAGATATTTAAAATATCCTGAACCAATAATTTTGACAAATTTAGCAACAGATCCTGAATTTTCAGGAATGAATTTAACAATTGATGGAATTACAAGTGAACAAACTTGTAAATTAAATAAAGAAATTCATCCAGAAATTTTAGATAGAGCAGTAGAATTAGCATATAGTGATTATAGAGAAAGTAATCTAAAAAATAAAGTTCAATTAAATAATAGAAATAATTAAAAATTAAAAATATGGCGAGTATAATTTCTCCAAAAAATGTAGGTAAATTAATGGTGGCTACAGCCGTAGCTTCAGAAACAACAAATTCAACTTTTAATTCAGGAGCTTCTTTAGGTGAAGTTGCTGTAATTAAAGCAGATGGTTCGGCTATTGCTGCAAACTTACCATTTAAAGTAATTCATAAAAAAGATACTTCTTTGACAGGTGTAGATGCTTCAGATACAATTGATCCTTTACAGATTGATTATGTTAAAGTAGGTACGTATTCTCCAGAATTACCAAAAATAATTACTGTGAGTGGTTTTACAGGAACTCCTATTGCAAACGCTACTTATAGAGTATCTATTCGTAAGTTTGATGGAATAGGTTCTCCTCAAAACTTTAGACATATTCATGGTTTTGTAGTAACAAGTGTTAATAACACTTTAACTTATACTGATATTTTAAATCAATTAGCAGCAAACTTAAATGCTTCATTGAAGAGAGATAATGAATATAAAGAAATTCAAGTTACTGTTTCAGGCTCAACTTTAGTTTTTACAGGTCAAGTACAATCTTTTAAACTTGGTAAAATTGCAGGAGATCCTGTTAATTTTGAAATAGAAACTTCAGTTAAAGATAATTCTCCAGCAACACTTGCTGCAGCTGGAACATCTTATAACATATTAACAACTACTTTAACTCAAGGTATTAAAGCAGGTGTTGGTACTGGAAAACAAGTTTCTTTAGCTGAATATTCATTAATGGGTTATGAAAATGCTGATTATGGTCGTGAAATGGGATTCCCTAACAATTTTGACCCAACATATTTAGCAAGTCCTACAGGAACTTATAATTGTGTTGTAATTGGATATCATAAAGATAGAACTGGAGTAAATGTAGAAAGACAATTTAAAGAATTACATGTTGTTTTTCCTTTTACTGTAGGTACAATTGCTTCAAACTCATTAACAAATGACTTTTTAGCAAAACTTAGAACAGTTGCTCCAAATGCAGGTGTTCCTGCTAATTTAGCAACATCGTAATAATAACCTAACAAAAGGAAGAAGAGAGAAAAATTTCTTCTTCCTTTTTTTTTACAAAAAATATGGCAGTAGTAATAAATAATTTTGAAATAATTAATAGTGGTACCCAATTAGCAATAGACGTTCAAACAACTGTTGGCTATGATATTACATCACTAATGTTATGGAATATTAATACATTTAAAGATTATTCTTTAGCTGTAAATTTAAATTACAAACTTGAAAATTCTAATAATAGAGAAGTAATTATTGTAACAACTTCTGAATTAGGTATTTCAAAATTTGAAGATATATATTTTATTGAAGTTCAAGATAATGCTCCAAATGAAGATTGTCCAGAATGTTTATATCCTGCATTAGGTATTACTTATAGTTTAACAAATTATTACCAATGCATGTTAAATTTTTTATTAAAATCTGAAATTGATAATTGTTTAAATTGTAAAGATACAAATTCTAAAAATACATTAATTACAATTTCTTTATTAATTGATTCAATAGAAAAGTCAATCGATTTAGGTTATTATTTACAAGCAATTTCTACAATAAATAAATTAAAAAAATTATGTTCTTTAGAAGAATGTAATGAATGTGGAAATGTATCGTGTACTTCTTGTAGTAAATTTAAACAGATTGTATAATGATTGAAATAGATGATAATAATCACATACCTGTCTTAATAAGTTCTTTAGATAAAATTTATAACAAATCAAAAATTACAGGATCTTTAAGTTCAAAAAATTTATATATTTTAAATATTGTATTTAAATTATTAAATGGATGTTGTTTAACATTAAATAATGAACAACGAAGAAAATTAATGGCTATTTATAGTAGTATATATTTTAATTCTCAAGATATCTGTAAAGTTAAAAATTTAATAAAATATCAAATTCCGGTAAAAACTAAATTTTTTCAAGCTGAAACAATTGATTGTAACACTTATCCTAAATTTGAAAACGTTTTTTATTGGCAAGAAGAAGATTATTCTACAACTTACAATGATTTGTTACCTTTAGTAAATCAGACAGGATATTTTACAAATAAACAACAAGATTCATTAATTTCTTTTAATGAAGGTAAATTAATAAACTACACTAATATAGGTAGATTATGTTTTGCTATTCTTGAATCAAACAATAGTAGTTATAATTTAATAGACATATTAAATAATAATGTAACAGATACATTTGATACACATTATTATCAAGATATAAATACAACATTATTTGTATCAAAATATATTTATTCAAATGGTGAAATTAATTTTAAAATAATAAAAACATAATATGTCACAAGATTCAAACAATATCCCAAAAGGATTAAATATAACCACACAAATTCCATTAGATGTAAAAAGATATGCTTTAAATGAAGACACGTTATCTCACTTAGGAGATAATAATCAATTAGCTTTTACATATTATGATGGTTTAAGAGTATATTGTGTTGCTGAAAAAACAATATGGGAATGGAAAGAAGTTTTATCAGGACAAGAAGATACTGGATTATTATTTAATGGTGATTTTACATATCCTTCTAATATAACTACTTTCGGAATAACTTATTCTAATAAAAAATATAATTTTTTTAAAGTAGAATATGTTAACAAAGCTGATGAAAAATCTTTCGACGCTACTTCTTTAGGAACTGGTCAACCAGTATATAAAGATAAAACTGTAAATGGAAACGACACAGTATTTAATTTTAAAAAAATAGATGTTGTTAATGCTGGAACAACAGGTATTCCAGTTCTTTCTGGAATATCTACAGTTGGAGATAGTATTTTAATTAGTGGAAAAAGATTAAAAACAAATAATTTAGAAATAACAGAAGCTTCTGGTGAAATTACTATAAATACTCCAATAGATGTAAATAATGTTATATTTTATGTAAATGTAAATTCTTTAGCTACAGAAGAAACTGGAACAATTTCTAAACCATTTAAATCTTTGAAAAAAGCATTTGATGCTTATATAGATGCTCCAAATGGAGGAACAATATTACAACCAGGATATGCTCAAACAGGTGTTATAGAACTATTGAGCGATGTTATAGTTCCAAGTACTGGAGCCGATGCTATGACTTATTTAAGTATAAATCAATTAAGATTAAGGGGTAATGGTTTTACAATTTATTATAGAGGAACTCAAGATTACTTTATATCTACACAATATTTATGTAACTTAGATCCAAAAACAATAAATGGAAAATTAGATAACACAATCTTTATGTCTTTTAAAGATGTTACCATTATTTCAGAAACAAAACATAAAATGATTTATAATTTAAATTATAAATCTCCAAGTATATCTACCTTTCAAAATAGTGTAGGTATTGATTTTGAAAATTGTAAAATTTACGATACAGCATATCAAGAAGATTTTAGTAGTTATTCTTCTGTTGGAACATTATTTGGTGGTACAGTTTACGCACAAAACACTTTACCAACTACAAATTATATGATAGTTAATAAAGATATTAATTGGTATGGTGAAGGTGGATTTACAATGAAAAATTGTAAAATTGTAGGATCTTCTTCAACATTAGTTTATAATTTAAATACTTCAACTTCATGGTATAATATTGACATGAATTTTAATAATTATTATACTAATTATGAAACAGAAGCATCTTCTGTATATAGTCCAAAAGATAATTTATTTTATATTATAAACAGGACAGATGGAACTTCTGGTAGAAGTAATGGTTATATTAGAATTGAAAATTTTAGTCAAACTAATCAACAAGGTTATTCTGGAGGCTTTATTATTGGTGGAGAAGAGGCTTTTTGCAAATCAATAGGTCATTCTCAATTAATACTTGAGTCTGGAAAATTTCATTCTGACAGAATGAAAAATTTAATTCAAATTGACAGTTTAGATGGAGAAGTTACTTTAAATTATTTAGATACTATTGCTGTTCAAATTTCTGATAATACTTATGGTTCTTTTAAATATATTGGATCTTTACCTTTAACACCTAAAACTGTTTCTGTTACTGGTTCAAATATAAAAGATGTAAAAAACTGGACAACTAATCAATTTATAAGAGTGACTGCACCTTCTGCGACTATTAATGGTACTTATTTTAATGATTTACCGACTTATGCAGATAATACGGAAGCTTTAACTGGTGGTTTAATACCAGGAAATATTTTCTTTAATACAAGCACTAAAATAGCAACTAGGGTTTCTTAAATTATTACTCATGTCAACAATTCAATGTAACGAAATAAATCAAACAATAAATGAATTATTAATTGCTTTTCAAGATTGTGTTAGAATAAAAAATTCAGATTTAACAAAATTAGTTGAATTAGTAGCTGCTGTAAATGAATGTGCTAATGGAGGTTTACATTATGATACAAAAACACAAGAAATTTTTGAACCTTTAACAGATACAGTTGTAACATATCCTGTTAATTCTTTTCATGCAATTTCAATTTTAGTTTTGAATGGTCAGATTACACAAACTATAAATACAACTGTAGTAACATTTCCAGCAGGTACAACATTAAACACAGAATATACAACATTAAATCAAACCGCTGTTACTTTTACTGTAAAAGCAGGAAGTAAAGTAGTTGTTGAATATCTAACACAAACAATATAATGGCAGAAATTAATAATTCATTAGGTACAAATTCTGGAACAAATATAACAAAAACATCTGAATTAATAAATGACGGTGAAAACAATACTTCTACTTATGTTGAGGTAAGTGATTTAGAAAGTGTTGCTTTTACAGGTAATTATAATGATTTATTTAATTTACCAACAATTCCTTCAGGAAATACTAATTTAACATATAGTCCTTCTTCAACAAACGGTATTGTAAATAGCGATACTGGAACAGATGCTACAATTCCATTAGCTACAAATATAAACGCCGGTTTATTAAGTCCTAATGAAAAAAGTTTAATTTCTACAGCAATACAAACAGAAGATTTAAGTGATGTTGCTTTTTCTGGAAATTATAACGATTTAAATAATTTACCAAATTTAAATTTAAAAGAAGATAAATTTAATAAAGGAATAGCGAATGGGTATGGTTCTTTAGATATAAATGGTAAACAACCTCTGTCAGAAGTAAACGATGCTTTAATAGGTAATATTCATTGGAAAGGAATTTATAATGGAACAGTTATAATTTCTTCTCCAGATACAGGATTAATAGGTAATGCTTTACCAACACCTTCTTCTTCTAATACAGGCTGGTATTTTATTGCACAAGGTTCTTTTACAAATAGTGGTAATAATTATGAAACTGGTGACTGGATTATTTCTGATGGTTTAACTTGGAATAAAGTAGACAATACTGACGCTGTATCTTCAGTAAATAGTAAAGTAGGAAATGTTGTTTTAAATACAGATGATATTTTAGAAACAGGTACTCCTACTAATAAATGGTGGAGTAATTTAAGAACTATTACTTCAAATTTAACAGGTTATATTTCTGGAGCAGGTATTATAACTGCTGCTGATACTATTCTTTCAGCTATACAAAAGCTTAATGGAAATATTAATAATTTAATAACAGGTGTCAGTAGTGTATTTGGTAGAACAGGTGTTGTTACAGCACAAACTGGAGATTATAATACAGAACAAATAACTGAAGTTACAAATAAAAAGTTTGTTACAGATGCTTATTTAACAGTATTATCAAATACTTCTAATACAAATACAGGCGATGAAACAACAGCTACAATTAAATCTAAATTAGGTGTTGCTTCAACTTCCACAGAAGGGTATTTAACAAATACAGATTGGAATACTTTTAATAATAAACAAAATACTATATCTTATACTACACAGGAAGATTTATGGACTTGGCAAAGAACTAAAGGTGCATATATTTTTGAAGATTTCTTAGGAAGAAATGATAATGTTGGTATACCTACTGCATTTGGTATTACTTCTGAATCTTCAGGAACAGGAGCTGTAAATAGAACTACTGGAACTTTTCCAAATAGAACAAATCAAACCGGAGTACTTCTTTTATCTACAGGAACTACTGCTACAGGTAATGGAATTGTTAGATTAGGTTCCGCTAATGCACCACAACATTATATAGGAAATGGAGCTATTAGCTATGAAACATATGTAAATATTGAAACATTATCTAATTCGATAAATAGTTTTACATCAATAATAGGTCTTTATACAGGAGGTAACGTAAGTAATACCTCAAATGGTATTTTCTTTTTATATGATGAAGGAGGTGTATGGAACGGCGGAAGTTTAGGAGCATCTCCAAATTGGAGATGTGTAACTGTAAATACATTTACTAGAACTACTACAAATTCAGGCGTGGCAATTTCAGCAAGTGGCTGGGTTAAACTTGGTATTGAAATTAATGCTGCAGGAACAAGTGTTGGATTTTATATAAATGGTTCATTAGTAGCTACTCATACTACAAACATACCTTCTACATCTACTGCGATGCATTGGTATAATTTATTTAATAAAACAGCAGGTACTACTTCTGTAAATATGTATTTTGATTATATTGCATACAGACAAATTTTTACAACAAATAGATAATGGTTAAAAAAATTTTTAATTCTATATTTAAAGATGTTTTGAATAAAGAAACATTTTTAAAAAATAGATGGCATTTACATACTTTAGGAATACTTCCTTTTAGTATAATTTTTGGATATTTTTCTAAATATTTTAATTTTCAAAATAATTTTGAAAAAATTGGAGAATATTTTATACCAATTTTTGGTATATTTTTAATTTCTTTTAGTGTTGAATTATTTCAGCAAGGTAAAAGAATAATTGGTGAAAATGAACGTTTTGAAAGTAATAAAGACGGTGTTTTTACAACAATAATTGGTAGTATATTTTTTATTATTTTTAAACTAGTTTTTAATTGATGATACAAGTTTTTTTAGCACATTGGGATATTGTGTTAGGAGTTATTGGAATTTTAACTTCACCTATAGCGTGGATATTTGGTGGAAGACAAACCAAAAAAATGGAAATGAAAAAAGGTTCAATAGATGCAATTAGTTCTATGCAAACTCTTTATGATAATTTTTTACAAGATTATAAAGATAGAATGAATGAAGTTATTTCAGAACTTGTTTTTGTAAAAGCAAATAATACAGAACTTCAAAGACAATTTAACGAGTTACATTTACAATACGCAAAAGAAATAGAAAGATCTCAAAATTGGGAAAAATTGCATAATGAACTTAAATTAAGATATGATTCGTTGACTAAAGCTTATGAATCTTTACAAAAAGACCATGATAAACTTAAAAAGGATTTTGAAAACCATAAAAAAAATAATAAATGAAATTAGATAGTAAAGGTTACGATTTAATAAAAGAGTTTGAAGGTTTGTCTTTAAAACCTTATTTGTGTCCTGCAGGAGTTCCTACTATAGGATACGGTAATACTTTTTATCCTAATGGTAAAAAAGTTACAATGAAAGATCCTATTATTACAAAAGAAAGAGCTCATGAAATATTAGTATTTGTTGCAGATCTTTTTGCTAAAGACGTAGCTACATTAATAAAATCAACAGTAACACAAAATCAATTTAATGCGCTTGTAGATTTTGCGTATAATCTCGGTACAGATATTGATGCTGACGATATTGCTGAAGGTTTAGGTGATAGTACTTTACTTAAAAAAGTAAATAAAAATCCTAATGATCCTACTATCAAAGATGAATTTTTAAAATGGAACAAGGCTAATGGTAAAATATTAGACGGATTAACTAGAAGAAGAACTGCGGAAGCAAAATTATATTTTACAAAATGAAAATAAATTTTAATTTAGACGAAAGAAAAATATCTAAAGAAAGTAGAAATAAAATATATGATCTTGGTCAAATATCTACAACTCTTCAAGATTTATTAAATAATTCTGAAATTACAATTACTGATAATTTAATACCTATTATTTCAGTAACAAATACTGATGACATAATAAGTTATTACTTATTACCTGATTTAAAATACGATTATTCTAATATTTCTAGAAGAAATACTTTAAATATATTAGAAACAGATTTAATTCCTTTATCAGGTAGTTCTTCATCAGGTGGTTCTGGAACTACTCCAACACTTCAAGAAGTTTTGGATACTGGAAATATTAGTTCTACAGGATTTAATATAAATCTTTCTCCAACAGATAATACTACGTCAGTTAGTAATATTTTTAGTGTTCATAGTAATATTATTGGCTCAGGTTCTAATTTATCAGATTCTCAACTTACTTTTTTTAGTCCTATTCCTGGTGATTTTACAACATATTCTAGTAATTATTTTGGTAAAACTGAAAACTCAAAAAATACAACAGTTCTTTTTGAAACACCTTCAGGAATGAATGATATATTCATTCCCGATAAAAGTGGAACATTACTGGTTTCAACAGATTTACCAAAAACGTATCGTGCAACAATTACTCAAACAGGAACTTCCGCTCCAACAACAAATATATTACAAAATACAGTTGCTCCAGGATTAACTTGGTTAAGAGACGCTGTTGGTACATATAGATTAAATTTAACAGGTGCTTTTCCAGAAATTAAAAGATTTTTACCAATATTTCCAAATGATAATAATGGAGTTGTAAATTATTTACCAGTTACGAATACTGTTGCAGAGGTTATTTCAGGTTATTATACAATGTATTTTGGAAGTGAAGATGATTTGTTTTTATTAACTGTTGATGAAACATTTACACCAATAGAAATGGAAGATTTATTTTTTACTTCTAGATTACCTGTTGAATTTTATATTTATAATTAATGGAAAATAAAAAAAAATCTTTTATTCTTTATCTTATAATTTTTATTTTATTTCTTTGTAATTTTATTCCAAGAAGTTGTTCTAAAAAACAAAATTCTTTAATAATTCCTAAAATAGAAGGAAAATTTGATACAATTAAACCTAAAGAAGTTAAAGGAAATAAAGAATATGTTTATATTACTAAATATAAAACTAAAATAGTTACTACTCATCCTGTTAATGATTCTGTAGTTAAAGAGTTTGAAAAAGCTTCTGATTCTACTAAAATTAATATGTTTATGGAAAAAACTAAAATAAGACAGTATAACGAAGTATTTGAAAATGATACTATCAAACTATCAATCTTTGCAGAAACTGCAGGAGAGCTTCTTAAAATGAGTCCTAGCTGGGTTATAAAAGAAAGAAAAATGCAAATTAAAGAAAAAGAAACAGTTTTTGCATTATATGGAGGTATAAAAGTTTATAATAACATGATGTTATCTAACCCTGGAATTGAAGGAAATTTAGGTTTTCAAATTAAAAGAGGAGATATCATTGAAGCAGGATATGATACAAATAAAAATATTTTAGTAGGTTATAAATATAGATTACTAAACATAAAAAAATAAATTACAAAATAAATTTGGATTTATTAAATAATAATATTATATTTGTACTTTAATTTAAAAAATAATCTATGCATTTAGAACAAATCAAATCTTTTTTAAGAGAAAAAAAAGGATACTTAAAAGAAGGTGGTAAAAGACTTGCTAAAATTTTAAAAATATCTAATGTAGAATTGTGTAAACAAGCTATTAGAGAAGTTCAGCGAGAATTAAGATTTAAAAAAATTAGTAAAGCTAAAAGATTATTCTATGATATTGAAACATCTTATAACATAGTTAAATCTTGGAGAACTGGATATGGTCTTACAATACAACCTGGAGATATAATTCATGAAAGAGCTATTATGACAATAGCTTGGAAATGGGAAGGTGAAGACACTACTTATTCTATGTCTTGGGATAAAGGAAATGATAAACATTTAGTACAAAAATTAGTAGAATTGCTGAATGAAGCTGATGAAGTTGTAGGACATAATATAGAAAAATATGATACTGCTTTTTTAATGACAAGAGCATTAGTTCATGGAATATTAGCGTTACCTAAATATAATCAATTTGACACACTTAAAAAAGCTAGAGCTTATTTTAATTTTAATTCTAATAAACTAGACTATTTAGCAAAGTTAATGGGATTAAATGGTAAGTATGAACATGCAGGAATGAAAATGTGGGATGATATAATCATGTACGATATTCTTGGAGTAGGTTCTCAAAAAACAAGAGATGAAGCTATGCAAGAAATGATGCATTATAATTCAATAGATGTTATACAAACAGAAGAAGTTTTTAACAGATTAAGAGTTTATACTGAGCATGAAACACATCATGGTGTAATAATGGGTAAACCTAAATTTACATGTCCTAATGATGGTTCAGAAAATGTAGAATTAGTTAAAACTTACGTTACTAAAACAGGTTACATAAAGAGAATAATGAGATGTAATGATTGTGGTCAATCTTATATTTTAAGTAACACTGAATATTTAAAATTTTTAAACAAATAATATTAAGCCTCTCTATATTACAGAGGGGCTTTTAAGTTTATATAAATATGGCAAGCACACTCCAAGTTATATATGATGTCAAAGAGACTCTTAAAAAATATAGCGATGATTCAGATTATGACAACAGACATATTCTATATCTTTGTAATTTAAAAAGAGCTAAATTTCTTAGACAATTATTAGACGATAAAACAAGAAATTTTGATCCAATACTAATGCAATCTTTTTGTTTAGGATTTGAAGAAGTTAGTAAAGATCTTTGTGGTATTACTACATCATGTACTGTGATGAGAAGTATTAAACCTCTTCCTAGATTATTACAAGTTAGAAATAGAAATACATTAGTATCTGTAAAATTTGCTGAAGTATTTGCTAAAACATTAAAAATAATTGATTTTAGTCAAGCACCATACGTGTTAGATAAACCTTACAATAATAGTATTTATCTTACTATTGATAGTAATAATTATGTTTATATGATTTCTAAATTACCAGAACATAAAATGATTGAATGTTTATATTTTACAGGAGTTTTTGAAAATCCTAGTGAATTAGAAGATTTTAATAGTTGTTGTAATTGTAATATAGTCAAATCTTGTTTTGATGAAGACACAGAATATCCTGCACCATCTTTTATTATTGATTTAATAAGAGACGAAGTAGTTAAATTATACATAACTACTAAAGAAAAAATGATCGAAGATAAAGACAATAACTCAGATGATAATTAAAAGATCTTCAAAAAAAATTCCAGCAGAATATGGCATGGTTGATTATTATAATTATTATTGTAAAAATAATAGTTATAAAATAACAAAAAATGAACATAATGAAATACTTAGTATTTTAAATAAATTTGTAGCAGATGAAATAGTTGAAACAGGAAAAGAATTTATTCTTCCTTGTAGATCTGGAAATATATCTATTGTTAAAATTAAAAGAGGTTTAAAAATATTACCTGATCAAAAAATAATCAACACTTCACCTCCAAATTGGAAAGAAACATTAAATCTTTGGGCTAAAGACCCAGAAGCTAAAGAAAGAAAAATTCTGATAAGGCATTCTAATATTCATACTGGAGGATACGTTTATATTATAAAATATAATAAATATAACGCTACTTTTAAAAATAAAACAGTTATTGATTTTAATCCTGTCAGAGATTTTAAAAGAGCTGTGACAAAAAGAATAAATGATTATTCAAAAGAAAAATATAACGCTCACGAAATAAAAATTTAAAATGCATAACGGAAAATATACTTCTATTCGTTCAATATTTTCAGAAATATTAAGATATCCTTTTGTAGAAGGAATTCAGCCTGAAGACATTGCATTATATTTAACAAATTTATTATCATTAATAGGAAGTCCTTTTGCTTTTGATAAAAAATTTGAAATTGTAAAAATTGAAAATTATAAAGGATTGATTCCTTGTGATTTAATTAGAATTGAAGGTTCAAGATATCGTCTTGAGCATACAGGTAGATTTGTACCATTATTATATGCTTCAGATATATATGCTTCAGCATTACATTGTGAAGATTGTCCTGATAAAGATTGTAAATCAGATCATAGTTATTCTTTAAATAATGGTCAAATTTATACATCTTTTCCTAAAGGTGAAGTACAAATAGCTTATCAAGGAATTGTGACAGATGAAGAAGGTTTTCCAATGATACCTGATTCAGTTAAAGTAAGACAAGCTTTAAAATATTATATTCTATGGCAATATGCAGAACCTGCAAGATATAGAAATGAAATTCCTAAAGATGTTTATGAAGAAATTCGTAGAGATTATGCATGGTATGTTGGCGCAGCATCAAACGAATTAAATATGTTAACTCTTGATAAAGCAAAAAGTCTTGAAAATGGAATTATACGTTTATTTCAAGGAATGGATCATCACAGTTCTACATGGAAACATTTTAATAAAACTGAACTATTTAAAAAATAATTATGATAAAAGGTGTAAAACATTCTTATCGTGGAATGAATCAAGATATTAGTAAATCTAAATATCCAAATGATTTTTATTACGAAGGTAAAAATATTAGAATTGTTGCTACAGATACACAGTCCACAGGTTCAATTACAAATGAAAAAGGTAACGAATTAATTATTTCATTACCTACCATAAATATTGATTATTTAAATAAAGTAATAAACTACGGTTCAAAAAGTTTAAATTATAAAAATACTGAAATTAATGATTTTGCACCAAATCAAAGTGGTGAACAAAAAATTATTGGTCATTCTACAAATAGAAATTATATTGTACTATTTACAACAGATAATAATGGATTTGATTGTATTTGGAAATTAACATATGATAATTATGATTTAACACTTGTTTATTTACGAAATTTAAATTTTAATACTTCGCATCCAATTCAAGTAATAAATAATTTTGAAAATGAAAAAATAGATAAAATTTATTGGGTAAACGGAGTTAATCAAATGCAATATCTAAATTTACAACATTCAATTGTAAATGGTGATGTTGAAGAATTAATAGACCTTCCATCAGGAGTTGTCAATATGGTCGGTAAATATAAATTTGATGAGCCTAAAATTGTTAAAATTTCAAAAGGAGGAATTCATACTTCAGGTATGATACAATATGCATACAATTTATATCGACTAAATGCTTCTCAAACAAAGTTAAGTCCGTTAAGTAAATTAATTCCTTTAAATAAAGGAGATCGAGGAGGTAACTTAAATGAAATTGTTGGAACAATACCTGTATTAAAAATATCTAATTTAGATACCAGTTATACCCACATTAAAGTTTATGCTATAAAATATACTTCGTATAATGAAATACCAAGTGTTTCATTAATTTCTGATGAATATATTCCTTCAAATGGTGAAGTTGATGTTTTTGATGATGGTAATATAATTAGTAGTATTTCTCTAGATGAATTTTTATTTTTAGGTTCAGATATTATTACACCAAAACATATTAATTCTAAATTTAATAGATTATTTTTTGCAAATTATAAAGAAATAAATTTTAATATTAATTTAGATACTAGAGCATATAGTTTTAATTCAAGTAATCAATGTACAGTATATAACAATGTAAAATTATTTGAATCTGGCGACACTACTCCTAATGTAAATGGATTGACAGGAGAACCTAGAACTATAACAAATTCTTTTACTAACACTCCTAATGAAATATTTGATAGTATTAATTTAGATTATGATGTTTATAAATATCAATATGGTGGATTAATTTTAGGAGGAGAAGGTAAATATTTAAAATACGAATTAGTACAAAATAATGAAAAAAATATAGGTGATAAATACTTTAAAGATAATGAAATATATCGTTTAGGTATTCAATTTTATAATATTTTTGGACAAGTAACTACTCCTAATTGGATTGCTGATTTTAAAGCTCCTGAAGGAAATTTAGAAGAAATGTTTAATAAATTAAAAGTTACTTTAAAAAATGATTTTTATGTTTGGTTAAATAATTCTAATAATTTTAATACAATTTATGATAAACCTGTAGGTTATAAATTATTAATTGCTCAAAGAAATATTAATGATCGAACTATTCTTTCTAGTGGTATTTTATCAACTATGTTGTGTAATGATAATTCTGGAACAGAACAAACATCTTCTCCATATATTATTGACAATTCTAAAAAATTACCAAAATTACCTAATATTTTATTAAGAAATTGTGATAGTAATTTGTCAAATATGTACGGTTCTTCTAGACCATTAAAAAATGCTAGAAACTTAGATGACTTTTATGATGGTTCATATAATGGAGAAAATCCTGGAGATGAAGCACAATTTGCTTATTTTGTTGATAGAGATACATCTGGTAGATCATGGCAATTTAATTCAATGATGCAAATGTATTCTCCTGAAATTCTTTTTGGATTTACTAATAATTTACCTGCTAACTTGAAATTTAAAGTTAAAGGTGCATTTAAAAATTCTTACAATGCATCTTGGATTAAAGAAAATCACGTAGATGGTTCTGAACAAAGTGAAGGTAAAATATTTGACGGTATTTCTCCACATGTTGGAGGTGGTCCTACTAAAACATATAAAACAATAAAAGGTAAAATTTCAAATCTTTTAAGTGCTGGAATAATAGGACATCCTACAGGAAGTGATCCTAATCATACTGAAAGAATGTTGTTTTATAGAAATTATGGTAATTTAGACAATATTACAGATAATTACACTGTTGGAGGTTTAGTTTATCCTTTTCAAAACAATTTAGTATATTCATTGAATGATGGTAATGTTGATTATGAAAATTTTAAAAAAATAATATCGATAAAACTTGGTAAAACTAATGGAATTGCTACAGGAACATATAATTCAGATATTACTTTTACAGTAACACCTGATCCAGGATATACAACTGTTCCTTATGATGTTAAACTTTGTAAAGATGTAAATGGAGTAAATATTTACACAGGTTTTATGTTAACAGGTGTAACAGGAACTCAAAATTTAAATGAAACTAAAACTTTTATTCCTTCAGGTACTGGTGGAACTTATTATATATATGCTAATTATGGTTTAATTTTAGAAGCAAATGCTCCATTTTCTGCAAAAATAGATGTTGTTGTTAATGTTAAACATAATGGTGTAGATACAGATAATTGTACAACAACAAATAATCCAATTAGCACTGGACCAAATGTTTCACCAACAGCAGTTTATTATGAAAGAGCTTTAAATAATGTTTCTTATGATATTTACGGTTCTCCTGAAATAACAGAAGTGGATCAAAAATATACTAATTATAATAATGATGTACAATTAAGATACACTAATACTTTAGAAAGTTTTATTACTGATGGAGATAGTGATTGGGAATTTATGGATGATTTTAATAGAGCTATTACATCTATTAATGCAACAAATAACAGATGTGTTACATTTGTTTTAAATAATATTATACCTCCAATTTCTTCAAATCCTGTGTATAGGCCTACATTAGAACAAGTTTTCATTAATTCTGGAATAACAGGAAGTGATTTTGGAGTTATCGGTGAATTTATAAAAAACAATGAAGAAATTTATTTAAGTAATATATATGGAGGAAATTCATACGAATCTAAAAGAAGAACAAACTATATTGAAATAGGTGAGTATAAAGATATTTCTTTAAGCACATCTTCATTTTTTCAAAACAATGTTAATTTTGTAAATTCTCCTGGAGATACTATTGTTGAAAGATTTAGATTTTTAAGAATAATTACTAAAGAACCATATATTAATGTAACAAATGTTAGAGAATATGAAGAAATAATAGATGTTCCTGTAGAAACTACTGTTGATTTAATTAATAGAAATGATGATAGTTTGAGTAATTGGGATGCAGCATTCAAATATACTAATGAAGATTATCATAAATATAATAAAGTTTACTCTCAAAAATCAGATTTAATAATTAGAAGAAATACTAATTTTAATTTTAAAAAAGTTGATAATTTTGATACAAATGTAATTGTAAGTAAATTAAAAATTAATAATGAAATTATTGATAGTTGGACTGATATTTTATTAAATGAAACTTTAACTTTAGATGGTAAATATGGATCAATTAATTCGTTACATAACTTTAAAGATGAATTATTTACAATTCAAGATTCAGCAATTGCTTTCTTATCAATATTACCTCGTGTACAAGTACAAAGTTCTGACGGAATAGGAATTGAACTTGGAGAAGGTAATGTTTTACAAAGATATAAATATATAAGTATTGAACAAGGTACTAGAAATAAATGGAGTGTGATAAACTCTCCAAATGCTTTTTATTTTTATGACGTGTTGAATAATACAATACAAATTTGTAGTGGTAACGAAGTTGATAAAATATCCGATCTAAAAGGAATGCATACATATTTTATAAAAAATATAAATAAAAATAAAATATCTCAAAACAATCCTGTTTTAATAAACGGAGTTACTGCAGAATACGATAATATTAATAATGAAATATTTTTTACATTTCTTCAAGAAAATGATATTTCTTTTACATTAAATTATAATGAATTAACTAAATCATTTGTTTCATTTTATGATTATATTCCTACAAGATTTATTTCAAAAGGAGATCATTTTTTAGCAGTAAAAAACAATAATCAACAAATTTACAGACAGTATTCAGGAGAATATAATAAATTTTTTGATGAATATTATCCTTCAAGTGTAATATTGAATGTTAATCCTGAATCAGATTTAGATTGTGTGTTTAATAATTTAGAATATAAGTCTGAAGTTTATATTAATAATATAGATCAACCTAACAACACATTAACAAATGTAAGATTATGGGATGAATATCAAGATACAGGTACAGTTCCATTAGTGATTAATAGTAATCTTTCTCGTAAATTTAGAGATTGGAGAGTAACTCTTCCTCGTAAAATTGGATCTAGAGATAGAATAAGAAATCCTTGGATCTTTTTAAAACTTGATTTTGAAAATAATATAAATAAAAAGCTTGTTTTACATGATTTAATTGTTTATTATACAATATAATAAAAATATAGTACAAAATATACATCATATTATTTGCAATTTCAAAAAATATGATGTATATTTACAACAAAATTAAAAAGAATGGTTG